ATCAGCCCGCCGGCCGTGATTGCACCGTCCGCCTCGACCTTCGTCGGTCCCAACACACAGACCTCCGCTGCCCTGCCGGTGGTTGGCTTGTTCTGCAACACACCGACCGGGATGTCGGTAGCGGCGGCGCACGCCACGACAGTGCCGGACGACAGTTTTACAAACCTGAACTGTTTGGCCGACAAATCCTCGCCCGCCGGCCACGACCGCAGGATATACGCACCCTGAGCTTCAACAGCCATCACACACCTCCTCGTTCCCGTTCATCCTCGTAGGCGGCGAACAGCTCCGGCTTGAGCGCCAGCACCGCACCGAGCGCCACGTCGTAGTCAACGTCGGGATGCTCTTTGCGGTATTCGGCTACCGCGCTGTCAATTGCCTGCATTGCCCCGCCGCTGATGACGCGGCCGTGACCGCGTTCGGCGAAGGCGCGTGCAAATTCGGCATCGGCTCGCCGCAACAGCTCGCAGAAAAACTCCGCGTGCACCTGAGTGCCGTCATCGCCGGCAACATCCGTCTCGTGCAACCAGCGGATGTGAGCCGCCAGCTCGTCGGCGGTCGTCGGCAGATGCGCGAACTCGCTCCGCACCATCTGCGCAAACCGCTCGGCATCTCGCTCGTCCTGCACCTGCGCCACCGTTCCGCGCAGCTCCTCGATCTGCCGGCGGTACTGATCCCGCTCTTCGACTACCTGCTCGAACTGCTCGCGCAGACTGTCAATTTGAGTAGACAACTCCACAAGCCGCTCGTCGCCACCGCCGCCGGCATCGCTCTCGCCGCCGCCGGTGCCGTCGTCGACCGGCGGCAGGCGGGAGAACAACCCCACCAACCAGTCGCCGAGTCGCTCCAGCGTGATGTTCTCGTTCATAACACTGCCTCCTTTTGCTCTAAATTCCAAACCCTCTGATTCATACAACGCCCGCAGCTTGCGGATCGCCTCCTCACGCTGCGGCCCGGTGTACCGATTGCCCCGGTGGCCGCCCGGCGATAACAGCGCCGCCTTGGCCGCACCCATCAGCCGATGATCTGGCCGCAGTTCTCCGTCCTGCCAGGAGTACACGCGCAAGTGCCAGGTCGTCGGCTTGGCCGGGTCCTCTACCACCAGGTATGCCCGCGCCGGGTACTGTACACCGTCCTCGGTTTTTGTGACGGCGAAAAAGACCGGCGCCGTACTCCCAACACCCCCCACGCGCAGGGAATACAGCGCCGTCTCTTCGCCGAAAAACGGATAATTAGTCAATGCGCCACCGCCAACCTGGTTGTGCACGACCTCGCCGGTCACCGGATCGACTATTTGCCAGTAGACGGTTGCCGAAAAGTATGCGAACTCGCCATCCTCGAGCGCACGCCGCCCGGCGTCGTTCCAGGTGAACGTCGCCCCCAGGCCGCCGTCGAGCGGCAGGATGTCGGCATACCAACCCACCGCGCGGCCGTTGTGATCCGTGTCCACCGCCAGCCGTGTACGCCTGATGCCGCGTTCACCGCGATGCAGCCAGTTTTCCACGAAATCGGCGATCACCCCGTCGTCCACCGTGAATGTGCGACCCAGCCGGTGGAATGTGCCTCGCGGTATGATCAGGATCGGCTCGCCGGCCAAAGCCCGCGCCGCCGGCGAGCCGCCGGCGTCACCGGACTGCGCGAACAGATTGACGATGAACCCCCGCTCGACCAGAAAACCCCCGTCGCCTGGCATCCCGTCTCCTCCCGTCTACTCCTGGCCGTCTCGCCGGCCGGCCGGCTACCGGCTATCGCTGCACGATGCAGCGCGACCGACAATGTCGCGTGTGATGTCCACCAAGCCGCTGGCGATGACGCCGTATAGCAACTGCACGCCAAATACCACCCAGCCTTCCGCGTCCGCCGGCCAGCCCGCCAAGAACTGGTAGAGCACGCCGAACAGAACTCCCAGGCCGGCGCTCAGCATCCGCAGAGCGTTGCCGCGCAGTCCAAACCACTCGCGACACAGCGCCACCAGCGCCACGATCAGCGCCATCACAGGTACACCACCGATCTCAATAGTTCCAAAGTCCATCTGTATCCTCCTCTCGTCTATGAATGTGTAACAGTACAGTACCCGCCACCGCAGGCGATGGTGTATGCGTCGGCGGGGGCGTGGCTTTCAGTAGTGAACGTCATAATCTCGCCCGGTGTGTCCAGATTCAGAAACAGCTTCTCCTGTGCTTCGTTTACCGCACCGGCCTTGGAGGCCGGAGGCAACGCACCGGCGTCACCCGCCTGCCGGTACAGCACGATTCTGAATATCACACGCGCCGGCGAACTCCAAGAGTAATGCGCATAGCGTGGCATCAGCCTGTACGGATTGACCGCCGCCGGCAGCCACGGATCGTGCACGATGTAATCCGCTTCGCCACCACTCGCGTCACGCTCCAGGATTCTGATCCAGTGCTGTTGTATCGCGCCGCCGGGATGGAAATCAACCAGCACCAGCACACCGCCCCCCCCGTCCAGCGTTGCGTCTATCTGGTCGAGTGGGGCGGGTACGTTTGCGCAGTCAATGACGCGAACGGCAAGCTCGACTCCGCCCAGCTCCAGCGCCGCACGCCGGAGTGCGTCGAACACCAGCAGGTTGCCGTGGGTGTATCCGCTGTTCCGGCACAACCAGCGGTTGAGGACGCCGGGGTCCACAGACACGGAAAACGTCTCGCGCAGCATCGCTGCCGAGACGCTCAACAGACAACCGGCACCGCCGATGAACATACCGCCGGCCGTGCCGAGGTGGATGTCGCTCCATCGTTTGTCGCGTTGACTGAACAGTACTCTCTCCATCGTGCCTCCTGGCCTCCTGCTTCAGAACAAAAAAAGCGGGCAGACCATTGATCAGTTGATCAGTCTGCCCGCTGTGTCCGCTGTATTCGCTTCGTGCCCTGGCGTCCCCCGGCGCGTCGGCCACACGGCTCGTGCCGGGCTTTGTATTCCGTTGTCGATATTATACAACACCGCCATCTGCCTGTCAAGCATTTTGCAAGTATTTCGCCGCAGGTAGCTCTGTCGTGTAACTTCAGATACAGTTTGATTTCAATTGTTCCGTGAAAAGCCCTCCGCCGGACCAGGGCCGGGTTGTGCGGGTGGCCGAGTTGCGTAGGTATGGTGGTCGGGCAGGTGATTACTACGCGAAAAATTGGCAAATCTTAAGATTGTTCAAAAAAGCTTGACACAGATGTACAGATGTGGTATAATGGTAGTACGAGGGTGGGGCGACAGCCCCGAGAAGAGAAGAAAAGAAAGGAGTATAATGAGCGAAAAAAGGACAGCCCCGAAGGAGACAATCGAAGCGGTAGAGAGAGCACGCGCATCGATTACCGAGATCGAGAACGCGTTGCGACAGTTGCAAATAAGAGCGACCCTATTCGAAGACGAAACTAGCTGGGCACACGCCGGATCGGCTGCACACATCGCATCCGAGCTGGCAGACATAGCACGATTCGCCCGCTCGATCAGTTAACAGCCCGCCGCCGGAGCGCAGACGACCGCGCTCCGGCCCCCTCCAGAGCGCCCGACCACTCGGACGCCCTGGAGGGGGAAAGGCCCCCGAAAATCAGAAAGAAAGGAGCACAATGAAGGGAAACGCGAGAAAGGGAAACGCAGTAACGATATTGGAGATCGAAAACACACTGACCGAGGCAACCGAGATCGCCGGGCTGGCCCTTGCCAGCCGAGGGACCGAGATGGAGGAGGAAGGCATCGAGTTCTTCCTCGATGCCCTTGAGGCCGCCAAGAAAGCCCTGGCGGACCTCGAGAAGCTGGTGGTACAATAAAAGGAGCATAATGAACGAAAAAACAGATTTACTTCTTGACGGTCTCAATACACTCTGCCGTAGCCGCAGCGCGGGCGGCATCGCCGAAGACGTCGTCATAGCCTCGCTCCGCGAGGCTATCCTCACTATCGCGGGAGCAATTGCTTACGAATCTTGCGAGATATTAGACGACGCCGCCGATACTATCGCCGACCTCAGCGCCGTTGTCACCGCCCTGAGCGACGCGGTGCGCGATAGTATTCTCACCAAATCCGACAGTAACAACAAAGCCGACATAACCCTTATGATAAACAGCGCTAACAATTGCATTGACGATGCCCGCGTAGCACTCGAGATCGTCGAGTCAGCCGTAGCCGCAATTGCGGCTACGGTTGCCGCCGAGGATTGCGTGCGCACCACCCGCAGCTACTAGACCCGCCGCCGGAGCGCAGACGACCGCGCTCCGGCCCCCTCCAGGGCGCCCGACCACTCGGACGCCCTGGAGGGGGGAAAGGTCCCCCGGAAAGGTGAATGGAAATGAGAAAGCCGAGCGTGGCGGCATTAGCCGCCGCACTAATGCGCGAGCACGGATTCGAGTTCGACGTTGCCTACCTGTCAGCGTGGTACGGCAGCGGGAACGAAGAACCACCGACCGCGTCACCGGCCCAGGCCCTGGCCTGGATGGAGCGGGTAAAAACAGTTCCCTCCCTAACGCGGGAGGAGGCTGCGGAGATGCTCGCCGCATATAGCCGACACAGAGGGGGGAGCCCCTCGTGAGTAGCACAGCCACCACGGCACTCAAGCGGCCACTTCTCATCAGGACGCCACCTCCCTGTTCTCGCCTGCTGAGCCCCCAAGCTCGTTGATCACCACTCCACCCTCCAGACGTTCCCCAACAGTCACAGCCCAGCCAATTAGCCCGGCGGCACCCCGCCCGGCCTTGACAATGTGAATCGTGTGAATCCCCGGCGGGAGCGCCATCACGCGATTCACGAATGCCACCAGGACGGTCGGAATACGTACCGTCCGCGCCGTGCTGCGTTCGTTCACGCCCATCCCCACCCCCCGGATTCGTCGCATTCCAGGTGACAGCGACAATTGCCGTCGCACTCGGTCCCCAGACCTGGCAGCACGCCTCCGGTTATCGCCATCATCGCCTCCCAGGACTCGTATTCCCGCCCCGGCGGATCGGCGCCGAACACCGAGCATTCGGCACAGTGCTGAGCCAGCGGATCGTTGACCCAGCGCCAGCGCCAGGCCGTCCCCGCGCCGGTCTCGATGCCGTACAGCTCACGCTGACGCGCTCCCTCCCACACTGCGTGCCAGACGTGCCCGGCATACTGCTCCCCGCGTGCGTAGCCCCTCGTCGCCGACCGCACTGCGCCCACGACCTCTGCCATCGCCTCGTCGGTGCGGCCGTCTTTCAACAACAGCAGAATCGCCGCGATCCGACCCTCCAGCGTTCCCGCAATGTCGCCAAACAACGTCGGACGCCCGGCGGGATTGACACGTCGCAACGTCCCGTCGGCATTGTATCCGAGCCAGGAGTCCGCCACCGCGACCTCGTTCTGCAGCGCCGCCAGCTGCGCCGGGCCACCGGAATCCATCCCAAACGCCAGCCAGAACGCCGCTCCGATGTCGAGCATCGAGCGCTCGCGAAACACCAACAACGCCGCCAGGACAATGTCGTCAAACGTCGAGCGTAGCTCCTCCTCCGTCGTGTCCGGCCCCATCTCACCCACCGCCCCCGCCAGATCGTCGGATAGCGCCTCGAGGTTGCGCCGCTGTGCGGCAGCATTCGCGTCTGCCAGCGCGTGGTACTGTGCAGCACGCTCATCGCCGCCGAACGTCTCGATGATAACACTGCTGTGCTCCTCTGCGCCCTCGCTAACGTCACCTCGCGCCTCGCCGCCGGACGCCGGCATACCGGGAACCAGCGAGCGGAGGAACGCCTCCGTGTCGGCGTCGGCCGTGATCAGTCCGACATTGGTCAACTGCGACAAATACTGCCCCACCGCCTCCAAATCGGCGCGGCGAGGAGAAGTGTGCGTCAAAATCGGCAACGCTGTGTCGGACGGAAACGCATTATAACGAAACAGATACGGAATCGCGTATCTATTGAACTCCTGCGTGATGTTCTCCAGATACGCCTCTACCGACAACGCAAACGTGTCCAGCAACGTCTCGGCCAGTGCTTGCGTTCCGACCGAGCGCATGCCGAGCAGCAGGAACTGCGCCAGGATGGCCCGCGCCATCTCCGTATCTTTCCTGAGAATCGTGTCCCCCATCGTTTTGTCAACGTTCCCTTCCGGCCCACCAAGCGACAATTCCCAGCCGGCGGGGGTGCAGGCGCCCATCATCCGGTCTTCGTAAATCGCCTGGAGCATCTGCTCGGCCCGCTCCTCATCCGATGTTTCTCCATCCGCCACCTCGCCCCGCCTGGTGGCGCCCGCCGGCAGCACGAGATGCGGGAAACCCGCCCAGCGCCGGTATAGCCCGATGCCTTCAATTCGCTCCAGTTTGCGACGGAACTGGAACGGACGTACCGCCGATCTGTATATGCTGACGCCCTCTGGATTGTCGCCGTTGCGCGTAGTCCTGAACAACAACGACCTCGCAAGCGGAATCGTCACCACACCACCTGCCGGCGTGTACTGTTTCATCGCCTTGATGTCGCCGTCCTCGGCGTATTCCCATCCGGCCAGCGTCAGCTGCGGCCGGAAGGCAAGCTTTTTGAACCCCACGCGCCCATCCCGGCGCCGCTTCAACACCATCTCGAACAACGACCAACCGAACTCAAACATCGTGCACACATCGGCAATGACGTCCGAAAACGACAACGACATGCTGTCCAGACACTCCCACGCGAACCGAGCGGCCTCCTCGTCCTGCGGACCGTCGCCGCCGGCTCGGCACGACCAGCTCACCGAGCGGATCGGCAACGACAGCGCGAGGTACATCATCGTGCCTGTTGCGTCGTCGTGCCGCATCTGCTCGTATACCCGCCACGCCGCCATACCGCGCAGCGTTTTGTGCTCGCTTAGTCTGATTTCTGCGCCCCACTGCGAGCGCCCGGTACTTCCGATCTCGCGGTACGGATTCAACCTCGCCATAGCCACTCCTCTCTTGATCTTGCTCCGATCTGCTCTTTCTCTACAGCATCACGTAAGTAAATCCACAGCCTGACCGGCTAGTCCCACTCTCCCGCCTTCCTCAACCCGGCCTGGTCCGGCAACCGCGATGCCAGCCCGGCCACCAGCATCTCCAGAGCGCCGGAGACGGCGTCAACCTGATCGTCGTGATCTCCGACCGGAAAACTCTCAACCTCGTCCAGAAACGCACGATTCCACCCACCGCGCACCAGGTAGAAATTGCCCGCCTCCGCCTGCGCCAGCCAAGGATTGGCCCGCGCTACTTTGTCGCGCTCGACACCATAGCCGCGCACTACATAGCCTGCCAAATCGCGGTCGGCCTGCAGCTCCGCTACTGCCGTCCTGAATCCCGCCACTGCCTCGACCCCGATCGGTACCGCCCGGCCATCCAGTAGCGCCGTCTGTTTAATCGTGCTCTTCGCTGCCATCCACGCCCACTGCCCGCGCACCACGTCGCGCAACCACAACCTGCCGTCCGCGCTCCGCGCCAGCAACGCGCCGGCGGTATAATCTGGATCATGCGCATCGCGCCGCCCGGAGCGGGGCGACAACTGACGCTCCGTCGTCGCCAGGTCCCAGAACCGCACCCAGCGCAGCCCTGCCGGGGCAGCGTCTACGATCTTGAACCACTGACGCTGCGCCAGCGTACCGAAACCCTCGACGAACAGTCCGTCGATCTCCTGATCGCGCAACCAGCCGGTGTACGAGGCCAGCATCGAGGCGTAGAACAGCGGATCGAGATGCTCGCGATTGTCGTGAATCGTGATACGAAAATACTCGAACAACTGCCCGGTGTAGCCGGCCGCGTCCAGCAGCTCGGCGGCGTCGGGGGGCAGTTCGGCATCCACGAACCACTCATACGTCCAGTGACGTTTGCCTCGCGGTGTAGTCGTACACCACGCCGCCGGCGAGTCCCCTTTCCGCACAGACGCAATCGCCAGCCGCCAGGCCGTACCGTCCCGATCCCTGGCCGCCTCGTCGTACCACAGCCAGTTGATGTTCGGCCCCCGCGCCGCGTCCGGGTCCCGCAGGCCTTTGCACACCACCCGGGCCCCGGTGTCGAAATGCAGCACGAACGGTTGGTGTGGCTCCCAGCCCTCCTCGCCCATCCGCCGGTCGGCGGGTATGACGTGCTGCCAGGGAATCCACAACCGAAACTCCGGCCAGGTGGAGTATTTGAAATTCTCAAAGTCCGGATTCAGTACCGCGCCGGACAAGCCGCGCCGGACACGACGCAACGCCTCCTGCGCACCGGCGGCCGTCTTACCAGACCCACGGCCGCCGGCCAGGAGCCGAAACCGCGCCCGGCTGGAATGAAATCGTGCCAGCTCGGCTGACTGCGCGGGATCATACGCCACACCGGAGCGATGCGGGAACCACCCCGCTCGCCAGCGACGTCGCAACCGCGCCAGCAACGCCAGCTTCCGCTCCGGCGACCAGCTCCTCCAGTCATCCGCCGGTGTCGCCATCCGTCGCTATCGCCAGCTCGGCGTCCGCCGCCATAGCCGCGCAGCCGGCGCCGACGTTGTCAGGATCGAGGTCCACAGCAGGCGCATCGTCAACACCGCCGCCGTCTGCCAGCCGACGTAATTCGCGCTCGATTGCCGCATCCAGATCGGCAACCTCCACATCCACGTTCAACCCGCCGCCGGTGCGGACTTTGCCCGCCACGTCAGGATCTGCAAACCTGATCAGCGTCTCGGCCGCTTTGATCCGCGCCTCGCCCCGCTCGCCCCGGTCGGTCATCACCGTCGCCAGCGCAGCCGGCGCGGCCGCGCTGTATTGAGCCAGCGCCCGGCGACGCTCCTGGCGGTAATGTTCCTCGATGGCGGCCGTCTCCTCATCGATCCACTCACGCACGCGGGCAACGCACGCATCGAACGCCGCCCGCACGTCCGGCTGTCGCGACCACTTGGTGTACCAGACGTTGCGCGAACACACATCTGGATCGTCGAATACTCGTTTGAGTGGTTTGTTCTGTGCCGCCGCGAACGCCAGCCGGATGACCGACGTCCGCTTTTTTCCAACCCAAGGAGGCTGGATCGCGCGCAACAACTCGCGGATTTCATCTGTCATCCAGCCATACGCATCGCTGTGCAGCTTCAGCTTCCGACCCCGCGCCATACCTACTCCTCCTCCTTCTCCTCCCGCCGCTCCAGCCGCGGCTCCATGCCCAGCGCAGCCATCCGTTCCAGCGACACGGCAACGTGCCTCGCCAGATGCTCGATCCCCAGCCCCCGCCGACCCAGGCGGTGCGCCGCCACGATTGTCGTGCCGCTGCCCAAGAACGGATCCAGCCACACATTGCCATCTTCCGAGGCCAGTTTGACGAAAAACTCGACCAGCGCCACCGGGAACACGGCAGCGTGCGGCAGCGCCTCCTGGTTCACATGCACCTGGATCACGTTGCCCGGCCGCGCCACTCCACGCTCACGGCGATTCGCCGGCGGTATACCGGCGTTCCCTGTCTTCGGATTCCAGTTACCCGGAACGCGATAGCGGGGCACGTCGCCCTCCGACCCCACGTTGCGCGGGTAGAATCGTATCTGCCGCTGCTTCGAGAAATGATAGATCGGCTCGAAGCAGTTGCGCAATCGGTTACGCCAGCCGCCGGGGAGACCGATTTTGTACCAGATCAACTCGTCGACAAACATCCAGTCCCACCTCCGCACCATCGCCAGCACCAGGTCGAACACGTACAGCACGCGCTGACCTCGTGCCGCATGCGGCTTGATGTTCAGAAAAAAACTACCGTCGTCGGCCAGCCACGTGCGGATATTCCGTTGAACTGCCTCGAACCAGTCCACATACTCGCCTTCTGGCACGCCGCCGTACTGCTTCTTCCGCTGTTCGGCGTATGGCGGGGAGGTGATCACACCATTGACACTGTCGAGTCCCGCTGCTCCCAGCAGCCGCTCCCACGTCGCCGCCTCGCGGCAGTCGCCGCAGATGATGAAATGCTCACCGTCGCACGCACTCCATACGTCGCCGTATCGCACCTCCCACTTCTCCAGCAACGTATCCGCCGCCTCGACGTAGTCCGGCACCTCTGCGTCGTCCGTGCTACCACTCTCCACAGCGGCGGCGGCACGAAATGCCGCCAACTCGGCCTCTGTACCGAGATCGGCCAGCATCGTCCGCAGTCGCGCGTCCGCCGATTGTGCTACACGCTCCGTTAGCTCGCGCATCTTATCCCCGTCCATCTGCGCCAGTGATGCCAGCGGATCCAGCGTGGTCAACAGCAGATCGGCCTCGTCGTCGGTGACGTCCAGGATCAACACCGGCCAGGTACCGCCGAATTCACGGCGCAGATGACCGTCAATTACGACCAGAGCCCCGCCGGCGCGCTGCGATCTGTACGCCAGCAGAGCATCGGCGATCCCGACTTGCTCCAGAATCCCGGCCAGCGCCTCGCGCTGCGCCAGGGGATGCACGCGCCAGTTACCCTCGTTGTCCTGCAGATCGGAGGAGTGTACACGTACCAGTTCGACAATACGATCACGGTAGCCGTGCTGTGTCTTTCGCTTCTCTGTCACATTACCTCCTGAATTTCACAGCCGCTCGACCCGCAGCCCCAGGCTGCGGGCGCGGTTCAGCGTGACGGCGACAAAACGCGGATCCAGCTCCATCGTCAACGATAATCGCCCGGTCCGCTCCGCCGCCACCATCGTTGTCCCCGACCCGCCAAAAAAATCGGCGACCACGCCTCCCCGCTGACAGGAGTTCGTGATCGCTCGCTCGACCAACTCGACCGGCTTCTGTGTCGGATGTACATACTCACGCAACGACACCCGCCTGATGAACCACAAATCCGTCTCCCCTCGCCCGGCCAGCCACCGGCGGCGGGCATTCCAGGAGTACAACACCATCCCCCCGCCGGCGTCCATCATCTCGTCGTTCAACGCCTGACCAGCATCACCGCTCTCACCGTAGAACAAGAATTCATGCTGGTGATGGTAATCGCGCCGGGTCATCGTGAACATCTCTTTCACCCAGACGATGACCGTCGGCGGACGGCCATACCTGATCCGCAGCCAGGTCCACAGCTCCGGGTAGCTGTCTCTAGCAGCGCAGATGTATATCGCGCCGGCGTAGTAAGAATCAACAGCCGACAGCCACTTTTTTTGCTCGAACTCTTGATCGTCACCGATGATGCCGCCGGCGAACCGGTGACGCGGGCCGCGAGCACGGAGTTTCCTATCCTCCGGCTCGAACCGGATGCCGTAGGGCGGATCGGTAAACACCATATCGGCCACGCGACCGTCGAACAACACATCGAGATCCCTGCGCTCTAGCGATGAGCCACACATTACCCGATGCGCGCCGCCGCGTACCGAGGCCGAGCTGATAGACCACACCGCGCCCCGCTCGATCTCCCAGTCCGCCACCAAACGATCCCGTGCCTCGCCCTCTTCGACAACCTCGCCGTCACCGTCCATCGCGTGCGCTATGTCACCGTCCGCCTGCCTGGCAATAGCGTCCAACGTCGCCTGGACGTCGGGAGAGACGTCGGTGATGCCATCCACCAACGACGCCAACGCCCCCGGTATGGTTCGCGCCATCCCTGCCAGCGGATCCAGAGTCGCCAGTACCACGTCCGCTTCGTCGTCGGTGAGGTCCAAAACCAAAACCGGCCACACTCCGGCGTGTTCATTCGCCCGGAGGTGGCCGTCTATCAGCGTCAGGCCTCCCTGCCGCTCACTTTCGTATGCAATGAGCGCGTTGACAATCCCTACCTCGTCCAGCACAGCCGCCAGCGCCTCGCGCTGCGCCAGTGGGTGGGTGCGCCAGTTGCCATCGTTGTCTTGCAACTCCGCACTGTCAATGCGCCGCAGATCGATGATTCTGTCCCGCAGCTCGATCATGGTGTCATTATTATACAACAACACACCGTGCCGTGTCAACACATAACCGCCCGGGTCTTGAGAGAAAGCCGCGAGGGACTTACTTGACAAGTGCGGTGTTAATATGGTACAATACGCGCGTAGCACACTTACACTATATCAGCAATAGGAGGTGACAGAATGAACGAGAAAGCAACAATCTATGTATCGCTGTCCGACGCCCGGGCGATGTTCGGCCGTCTCTGCGACGCAGCAGTCGCGGGACACCGCGTGATTATCACGCGCCAGGGGTTCACATACGTTGAAATCGCACCCCTGCGCGAGCACGACGTCGCCCCGCCCAGCAACGCCGCAGAGGTGCTGGACACCGTTGCTGCGGTAAAGTAGTTGAAGGTGGTGGTGTCTTGTGAATATCGAGAGCACCGCCGTAGACATCATCGCCCGCGTGGCGCCGTGGGGCGCCCCGCTGCCAACCGCGTACCTGGTCGGCCAGGCGGTTTATAACCGCCTGAAATGGCCCATCTGGGTTGCGGTTAGCGCGGGGATCACAATCGAGAGCCTTGGTCTGGCGACCACAGCGACCGCGCTGATGCTCTGGAACTACGACCGCAGCAAACGCAAGACCGACCCCAGTGCCCCGCTTGCGCTCAGCCTGGCACTGGTGGGCGTCTACTTTATCGCCGTAATCAGTCTAACCGTTCTACTCGACACCGCGCCCCGGCTCGCGGTGTATGCCCCGGTGGTGTTTCCACTCCTGTCGTTCGCCGGCACGGCCGTCATCGCCATCCGCGCCGACCACCGCCGGCGACTGGCAGACATCGAAGCTGCCAGGCAGCAACGGCGCAGAGAACGCGCAGAGAACGCGCAGAAGCGCAGAGAACGCGCAGAAGCGCGGCAAAATCTGCGCAACATCGGGCAAACGGCGCGGCAAATACTCCGCATAGTCGCCGCTGACCAGACGCAGACACAATCAGAAATCGCGCAGGCTGCAGGTGTCACGCGGCAGACCGTCGCGCACCACCTCGCCCGCCTCGAGCAGATCGGGCTGATCGCCCGCCGCGACGGGCAGATAGAGGTGTGCGTCGACCCGGCGGAGGTAGAGGTAGGAGTCGAATAGGTGCGGTGAGGCGACACATACACGGCTCGGCTTACGCAAAAGACACAGAAACACGAGCGGCAACCGGTACCGGCAGAGGTGGTTGACGGTAGTGCGACCTGGCCGGTCGGGCCGCTCAACAGCAAGACAAGACAAGAAAGGATTAAAAAACAATGAAAACGATCCGGGTCCGTGTCGGGTGGACAGAAACCATCAGTCTACCTGACGCTAATGTGAAACCATCCGTGATGATCACAGCACAGCTTGATGATGATGACGACCCCGCCGACGTTCGCTCCGTCCTCCTGGATGCGTGCAAACGCGAGGTCCGGGCAGAGATCGATGCCGTTCTCGAATTCCACGATCAGGCACCGAAATACTACGCCGGCCCACGATTCCAGGTGTTGTATTCCCGCGAGCGGCACGCAATCGTCGTGATGAGCGATGATACGAATGACTTCCCGGACGATTTCACCCACCCGTGGGGTGGCGGCAGCGTGCGAGGCTTACGCCTCGAGGTAGCACGAAGGAAGGCGGCGCAGTACGCAGAGAAGACTGGTTATTCCCTCTACGATTGCAGCGACGGCGATCTGAGCATACTGCCACCGCCGCCGGACGAGCCGCCGGACGAGCCGCCGGAGACACCGTCCTGAGGCAAAAATCTGAGAGCGAAAAATGACTACGAAACGCGAGTTGGAGTTTATGGCAGACCGAATCGAGGCAGTGCTATCATCGCACAGAGTGCGCGCACGTGTGACCGGCGGAACGGTCACGCCACGCTGGGTGCGCTTCGAGGTGCTGCCCGCCGTAGGCGCCAGAATATCCAGGATCAAAGGCCTGCACGAGGAGCTCGCATCCGCCCTCGACGCACCAGATTGTCGTGTCTCCCGGCAGGGAGCTACTGTAGCCATCGAAATCCCTCGCACCGACCCGCAGCCGGTGCGCCTGCTGCCTCTGCTTCGCCAGATCAACCTGGATGTCGTCCCGCCGGCCACCGCCGTCCTCGGCCTGGCCGAGGACGGCTCACCGCTACTTATCCGATTGCCATCTCCCAGCGTGGCTCACGTCCTGACGGCCGGCACCACCGGGTCGGGGAAGACGGTGCTCCTCCAGGCGATGATCCTGAGCCTGGCGGTGGCCAATACTCCCTTCTCCTCTCCCCGCGCGGGGGAAGGCCACGAGCTGGCGCTGGTGCTCATAGACCCCAAGGGACACGCCTTCAGCATCTTCGCAGGATTGCCCCACCTGGTCCGTCCGGTCATCCATGATGCGAGCGAGGCAACTGAAGCGCTCCTCAGCCTCGTGCGACTGATGGAAAGACGAGGTCGAGGTCATAACAGAAGCTCTACACCGCCGCCTGTAGTAGTCGTGATCGATGAGCTGGCGGATCTGCTGATGGTGAGCGGGAAACCGGCACAACAGGCGCTAACGCGACTGACACAGCGCGGCCGCGAGGCCGGCATCCACATCGTCGCGGCAACGCAGAAACCCACCGCCGCCGTGCTGGGCCCGCTGGTCAAGGCAAACTTCCCGGTGCGGCTTGTCGGGCGCGTCACCAGCATCGAGGACGCCCGCACCGCGACCGGCTGGAGCGGCACGGGAGCCGAGCGGTTGACGGGACAGGGAGACTTTCTGGCCGTGGCAAAAGGACGCGTGATCCACTTCCAGAGCGCCTACATCTCCCACGATGAGATCGCGGAGGTGATGGAGGAACTGTATGGCTTACCGGCTGTCATACCGCAAGCGGCGGTGGCGGATGAGCTGACGGAGCAGCCTAGCCCGGCAATAACAATGCCACCCTCGACACTTCCACCCGCCACGCCCCCGGTTGACGAGGTCACGACGATGATCGACCGGCTGCGCAAGGCCGGCTGGGACCCGGGCGGGTCATACCGCTCCGCTTGCCGCGCCCTCGGAGAAGCGGAAGGTGGCCGCCGCTTCGCGCTGGTCTGCCAGGCAGTGGATCGGCTGCGCGGGGAATTGTAGCATTCGAGAGTGAAAACGATAATCCCGGCACGTGCACGGCCGGCTACGTTCCTGCACAACCGGCGGCGGCATAAGTAATCGCTACCGCTACCGCTTCCAGAAGCAGCATCTGTGTCCCGGTCGGACACCCTGCTACCGCTCGGCGGTAGCAGAATGGTTTGCTATGGCGTGGTAGCGCTGCGTGGCTCCCCGGCGTCGGGTGTGAAGCCGGCGTCGCACTTTCGGAGGTGAAAATGTTCACGAGTAACACGAGATCAACGAAAATAGCGCTCACTGTACTGCTGGCTGTACTGCTCGCAACGATGGCCACCATCGTCCTCAACCGACTGAGCGACGAGGCGCTGGCGGTTCTGGCAGGCGCAACATGCGGTGTCGGAGCAGCTATCCCCACCGGCCTGATCCTCTTCCTGATCGGCAGGCGAGAGGCTAGTCAACGGCAACAGCACCATCAGCAGCATCAGCAGCACTACCAACAGCTATACCCGCCGGTTGTTGTAGTAGCACCGCCGGACCACCGGCGTAGCAGCTGGTGGAACACACTCATGCCATACTATCACTCCGATGACGGCGAGAGCGAGAGCGCGCGGCGGTTCACCATAATCGGCGACAACAACAACTACTGACCACTCCAGATGGCCCGCCCCCACCACCCGCGTTCGGACAAGAACCAGTCCGCTATTGTTCGCGAGCTGCGCTCGCTCGGCTTCGTCGTGTGCGATGTGTCCGCGCTGCCGGTCGCAAGCGCCGGCGTAGACCTGTATGTCTGGGGATTCAACCGCCGAACCGGACGAACGGAAATCCTGGGCGTCGAGGTCAAACAGCCAGGCCGGAAACTCAGCCGATCCGAGGCTGCGTTTGCCGCCAGCGTTGGTGGCCACGGCGATGCACCTCTCATAATCGCCACCGGCACCGAAGACATCCTCCGGTGGTTCGGTGCTCTCTAATCTTAAAATTGTTCAAAAAAGCTTGACAAACGTGTACGGATGTGGTATACTGTTAGTACAGATGGGGGCCACAGCCCGGAGAAACAAAAAAAACGAAAAGCGAAAAGAAAGGAGAGAAATGAAAATCAAAGTTACGCAGAATCAGAATAAAGTTATCGTCGAATCCCCTTACAACTACCAGTTCGTCAAAGCCGCCCGCGCCGCGGGCGGCCAATGGGACAAAGCCGCCCGCGTGTGGGTTTTTGAGGACGAAGGCATCGATATCATTCGTGACCTCGTCCGTCGGCATTACGGCATGACGGGCGACGAAGCCACTGAAACAGTCGTCGTTTCCCCACCCGACAATGTCTACAACGACAATAAAGTTAAGCTCCCCCTGATCGACCGTCCGGTCTTGGTTCGTTCGGGGCGCGACGCCCCGGTTGAACCGGGAAAGGGGGTCGTGATCCTGGAAGGGAAGTTCCCAAGCTCGGGAGGCAGCAAGAAGTACCCCAAGATCAATCAACCCACTTCCCGCGTTGTTTTGAAGATCAAAGACGTCCCCACCCACGTCGTCGCAGCGATGCGCGACGAGGGCTGGGAATTCGTCACCCCCGGCGAGCACAACAACACGCTCGCCGAGATTGCAAGGATACTCGGCTGCGAGGCCGATCCGGACGCAATCTGCGCCGCGGTGAAGCGCCTCGCGTAACCCCCCCCCGGCAGGGTGGCGCCGCCACCCTGCCACAACCGGGCCAATAGCCCCACCGCCACGTGGTGGCCCGGGGTAACGCGCAACAGGGCGCGGCGAACGGGGCAAAAAACAAAAGAAAAGGAGAGAAACGATGGCTGAAAATGAAACTACCAAAATCGTCCGATTGACGCGACACGACGTACAACCAGAGCAACTATCAGAACTAAAACGCTTGTTCGGTGATGACGTCGTCATTACAACAATCAATGTAACAATGCCGACACGCACAAGCGAGTTCGTGTCAGCTTTCGACCACCTGACCGCCGACGCGGACGTGGTCGAGGCTGTGTTACCACTCACGCTCCTGTCCGCCGCGATCAAATTCTCGAAATTCGCAGCGCGGGGAGGAAAAATCATCCGCGCTGTGATGAACAGGCGGGTTGATGGTAACAATGTTTCGTTCGAGTTTGATCACTACGAGCGTATCATTGACGTTTACGTCGTAACTGAAGCTCTCTGACCCCCCCCTGGCCGGGTGCACCATTCACCCGGCCAGGAACCAACAACGATTCGATTGAGAATACTGAGAGTTCCTATAAATCTTTTTTCGACCCGCTCGAGGGTACTTGAGGGAGAGCCGCCCCGCGAGAGGGCGGAGGGAACAGGCCGACCGGAGGAGGAGGGGCCGGGAGGCAGAGGAGGTAAAAAAAATGGACGAGAAAGTTTTGGAGATCAAGATCCAAAAATTAGAAGATGAATTATACGGTCTAACAACCTGCGACCGGCACAGCCTGGTGGTTGTGCCGGGCGGGAGCCGGGACGGCCTGGACTATGGCCCGGCGCTGATTGAGATCGTCGTGCTCGACCATGACGGCGCGACCATCGCATATCGCTACAGCGATGACTCCTTGGACGACAGCTGGGGCATCGGCACCCCCGCCGACGCCGTGAAGGCGTGGGCCGACGCCGTCGAGGCGCTCGAAGCTGCCGAGGCATTGGAGTATTAGACCATCCCCCTGCCCCTCCTCCCCCGCCTGCTTTCGCCGGGGGAGGAGGGGGAATTCGACCCGCTCGAGGGTACTTAGGGAGAGCCGCCCCGCGAGAGGGCGGAGGGAACAGGCCGACCGGAGGATACGAAAGGTGAAGACAATCATAGAAATACCGGAATATTTCAACAACATAAACGCAGATGACTTAGAGCACGAGATTATTGCCATGCTCGCTGACATATACTCGTCAGTGAGCACCGACGCCGACGAGGACTGGTACCTGCGTCGGCTCGCCCGCGCGCTGGAATCCGGCGACTGGCGCATTGCCATCTTTGGTGTCACGCCGGTGTACCCTGGCCGGTCCTGGCCGCGACGACACGTGCCGTTGCGCCGGTCGCGGGTGATCCACGAACCCGGTCGCCTCGTTGAGGTTGACTGGGGCTTCTACGGGATGCTGGAATAAATACGTCAGAAAAAAAACAGACCACCGCCCCCGGTCGAGCGCCTGCTTTCGCCGCCCGACCGGGGCAAAAAAAGAAAAGGAGAGAAACGATGGCTGAAAAAGTAGATGGGGCCGACATTTCGCCGGTTAAACTTCTCATCCTCGACGCCGACGGAACGCTGACCCCGTTCCGTCAGGGGAGCACTGGTGCTTTTGAGCGCCAATTGCTCCCCGGCGTCGAGGATGCGATTCGGACGGCACGGGAGGCCGGGACACAGCACATTGTCCTGGCCTCCAACCAAGGCGGAGCACGGTTCAACCGCCCCGGCGGTAGGATTACGTTGGGGCAGGTTCACGCGCATATGCGGTGGCTGTGCCACCGCCTGTCTCTGGACGGCTACAAGTTTGCGGTGGCACGTTCACCGCGCAAGAAGCCAAACCCGGGGATGCTCTTGGAGTGGATGCGGGAGTTTGGAGTCTCGCCCGTAGACACAGTGTTTGTCGGAGACTCCGAGTCCGACCGGCAAGCCGCAGAAGCGGCGGGATGCCGGTTCCAGTGGGCGGACGAGTTCCGAGGTGTCAAATGACGATGAGAGCACGAGCCGCAGCCTGGCGAGCCATAGCCAAAATGAACCATCCCGACCTGTCCCCTCAGGACATCGAGGACCTGGAGCAGGTCGCGGATGTTACCCTGTGGCGCCTGCGGGACCGCGATCCGGGTTACGCGTTCGGCGCCGCAGTCCGCGAATGCTGCAAATACATCTCTCGCAGCATTTTCGGAAAAAATCCCTCGTCCACGATCCAGTATGACTACCTCGAAAATCTGATCCACGACGATGATGATGATGATGATGATAGCACAACTATCTCACTCACCGAGAGCGAGATAGTTGACATCCTACTCGCCGGCCGCCGCGGTGGCGAGCGGGGACACAAAATCGCGCAGACCGAGGCGCGCATTTTGTTGCTCGTCCTCGAGGGTGTCAGAGACAACGCCGTCATCGCTGACGTGCTCGGAATGAACGTGAACACGGTGCGCGTGTACCGCACGCGCATAAGAAACCGCCTGGCACAGTACTGCCGGGCCAATCACATTAAACAAGGAGTTGAGTAAAATGTCCGTATACTTTGAAATCACAAACCTGTATCTTGAAAACTGCGCGGAGATCGAGCACCGCGCCAACTATGGCGGTCGTATGGACGCGGTACATCTCGCCAGCAACAGCGCCTACCGCCTCCCGTTCGCCATTCGTATCCCCACCGGATTCGGATTCTATGACATCATCACTACCCCCTGTGTAGCGCACTTCCGGCGCCACACAGGACACATGGACGCCGAGGATGGTGTGGACTTCGAGCATTACCAGCTCGTAATCCGCCCCGTAGAATCCATCCGCAACCCGCGCCTCCGCCGCCGCGCCGTCGTCATCGAGCGCGTGTATGATGACCTGCTCCCGCTCGATGAATGCCCGGCCGGCTACAAGAAGCCGGACGAGCCGGGCCTGCCGACCGAGGACGATCCAATCATCGTCTCCTCGCACACAGAGGACGGTGGCGGGTGGTACACCTACCTGGTGTACACCATCGAGGAGTCATAAGATGAAAGATGAAATCCGCGCCTTTCCCATCGTCGTAGTCGCTACCCACGAGCCGCTCCGCGCCGTCAACGACGTCGCGGTCCAATGGGCGGGGGAGGCCACCGTCCTGGTCTGGGACAGCGTGGCCGGCATCCGCACGTTCGAGGCCTGGCAGCGCGGAGAAAGCGGACAGGCCAACGGCGATCCCACCGCCGTTGGCCGGGCGCTGAATGAAGCCGATCCGCCGACCGTGCTAATCGCTGTACACTATCACCTGTACCTCAAATCGCCGTCCGTCATTCAGCACCTGCTCGACGGTGCGGCGAACTGGAGTTCGGCGATGCTCCGCCTGGTCATCATCGCCCCACCGGGCGTGACCGTACCGGCGGAGATCGAGCGATACGTAGTGGTCATTGACCACGACCTCCCGACCGCCGAGGAACTGGCCGACATCGCGGCCGCCAACGCCGTCGCCAACGGCGTCCCCATCACCGAGGATGAGGCGGCTGCCCTGGGCCGCATCGGCCGCGGACTGAGCGCATACGAGTTCGTGAACAGTATCGCGCTCTCGATCAGCCGGCACGGCGAGATAGTCGCCGACGAGATCGCAGCGCAGAAGGAACGCCTGCTGCGCAAAAGCTCCGTCCTGGAGTGGAGCAGGACGTCCTGGACGTTCGATGACATCGGCGGCCTCGATAACGTCAAGAAATTCCTGCGTGCCACGTGTGGCCACGAGCTCGCCCGAGGAGCATTACTCCTCGGCGTCCCAGGGGTGGGGAAAACGATGGTCGCACAGGCGCTCGGAAACGAGGTCGGCGTCCCGGCGATCAAGCTGGAGTTCTCCCGCGTGTTCGGCTCACTCGTCGGAGAGAGTGAGCAGAAAATGCACGCTGCTCTGAGAACAGTCGAGGCGATGGCGCCGGCCATCCTTATCATCGACGAAATCGAGAAAGGATTGTCCGGCGTGCAGTCCAGCCACCGCTCCGACGGTGGCACCGCCGCCCGCGTCGGTGAGGCCTTCCTCACCTGGTTGAACGACCGACCGGCCGGCAGCGGCATTTATGTCATAGCAACCTGCAATGACATAACCAAGCTGCCCCCCGAGTTCACCCGCGCCGAGCGATGGGACGCCCTGTTCTTCTTCGATGTTCCCGGCGTGGATGAGCGGGCGGAGATCGCAGCACTTTACGCCCGCGTGTTTGACGTCCCCCTCGAGCCGCGCCCGGATGAGCGCGGCTGGACGGGCGCCGAGATAGCAACCGCCTACCGCCTCGCCGCCATACACAACACCACGGCGGCAGAGGCGGCGCAGTTCGTCGTACCGCTCACGCGCACGATGCGCGAGCAAATCGACGCCCTGCGCGACTGGGCCGCCGGCCGGTGCGTGCCGGCGTCACAACAGCAGTCCGCCCAACAGGCCGAGGAGGCCCAGGGCGGAAGAATGGTCAGGAGGGTAATCAGATGATAAAGATCCCCGCATGCGCTGACTGCGCGTTTGCCCACCGCGTCCCGGCCTGCCGGGACGCGGGGGAGCCAGGCGAACCGCCGGGCGAGGGCTACATCATCTGCGCAATCACGGGCGAATTACTGCCCGAGCTCCAGGAACCCCGCCAGGGCCAATGCTCCATGTACGCGCCACCGCCACCGGAGCCACCACCGGGACCGGGGTTGACAATTGAAGGTGGAATGTGATATAATGACAGCATCAGGCTGTGACGGGCCGACGAACCCCAAGGTGAAAAAGGTAAAAAAGCGCCCGACTCTCTGGGCGTGGGCAAAGGCCTTTCTTGGGGTAGGCCACCGTCACGCCCTCGCTCAGAGAGTCGGGCACTTTTGTTTTCAGGAGGTTTGTTGATGAGCGACGGACGGGCACTACTGAGTCTACTCTCCGACAGGCCGGTGGCCTACCACCCCGACATCGCCCGTATCGTCGGCGGTGTCAAGGCGGCTGTATTCCTGTGCCAGCTACTGTACTGGACAGGAAAAGGCAACCGCTCGGACGGGTACATCTGGAAAACCCAGTCCGAGATCGAGTCAGAAACGGCACTCACTCGAACGGAGCAAGAGAGTGCCCGTAGGAAGCTCCGGCAGCTCGGTGTGCTGGACGAAATGCGTACCGGACCACGCGGAAAATTGCACTACCGCGTGAACACCGAGAACCTGGTAGCACTCATAGATTCGTACTATTCTCGGAACGACCATCCCCAGAACACACCTCAGAATGCGGAAAACCCGCAATCTGACGCCGGTCAGAATGCGGAAAACCTGCAATCTGATGCCGGTCAGAATGCGGAAAACCTGCAATCTGATGCCGGTCAGAATGCAGAAAACCTGCATTCTATATCAGAGAGTACTTCTACAGAGAGTACTTCTACAGAGAGTACTGTTTCAACCCCCGGCGATGATGAAAGCACGCGGCGTGAAATGTTTGCCGCCATCGCAAAACTGTGTCAAATTGATCTGACACTGATCACACAGACCGATAGAGGAAAACTCAATCGCGTCACGAAACAGCTGCTTGACGCCGGCAAAACCCCGGCCCACATTCCTCAGTTTGCCCGCTATTGGTATGCCGCCGATTGGCGCGGTCGCCGCGGCCAACCCCCGGACCCGTGGGACATCCCGCGTAACTGGGCCCGGGCCCGGGTCTGGCTGAGGAAACAACGCGAGGAGAAAACACACAATGAGCACAATAAGATCGAACAACAACAAGCCGCAGTCGCTGCGGCAATTGTTGAACGCCCCCCTGCTCCGGGTCCCGGGGCGTGAGAGATTCCGCCCGTCCGTGCACACCTGCCCGGAGTGTGGCGAACCGATCTGGGTATTCACGGAAGAGAATGGTGCGGAGTCGTTCGTCCCGTGCCTTGAGTGCCACCGGCGCAGGATGGAACAAGAGTTTATCCGATCCGCCAGGGAGGATGCCATCGCCAGGACGACACTCAACCCCCGCGCCTCGTTCGCTGAATTCGAGACCACGCTGCCATACCAGCAGCGCGGCCTGCGGGCAGCGCAGGCGTTCTGTCGCGAGGCGCGGGTGGGCATTCCCGTCGCCCTGATCCTGTGGGGCAATTTCGGCACCGGCAAGACCCACCTCGCCAGCGCCATCGCCAACGAACTGACCGCCGCCGGGTGGCACATCGTGGCCGTCTCTGTCCCCGATCTCCTGGCCCGCATACGCGCCAGCTACGCCGACGAGGCCGCAAGCGAGTACAGCATCATACGCGACCTCGCCACCGCCGACCTGCTGGTGATGGATGAAATGGGCCTGGAGCACGTCGCCAACACCGCCTGGCACCAGGAAAAGATGTACCAGATCATCAACGGTCGGTATGTACACGGTCCGCTCGTCGTCACGACCAACAAGCAACCAACCGAGATGACGTCCTGGATCGGGCCGGCCTCGTTCTCCCGGCTCTGGCAAATGTCAGACTATGGCCGCCTGTTCGTTGACATGCGCGGATCGGATTATCGAATGAGAACAATAAAGCGCTTGACAGCGTAGTACAAGTGTGGTATATTGGCTGTAAGGAAATTGCAAGAAAGGAGTAAGTAAGATGAGCCACATAGTAAAGTTATCTGTTGAAGTCCACAACCTGGCTGCTCTGGCCACTGCCTGTGAGCGGCTGGGGTATGAGATCAGCGCCGAGCGCCACGCTGTGCATTTTCCCGCCGGCGTGGCGTGCGGGTACACCGTCAAGATCCCGGGATGGCGCTTCCCGGTCGTCGTCAGTGATGATGGCGAGGTAGTGTACGACAACTACGCCGGGCGGTGGGGCGACACTGCCGACCTCAACCGCCTGGTGCAGGAATACACTGCCCAGGTCGTCGAGATGACCGCCGTCAGCGCCGGCCAGACCTGCTGGCGCGAACAACGCGCCGACGGGACAGTAGTTGTTGTCGTTGGAGGTTAAAATGAAGAAGATAATTGTCGAAATCGCCCCGGACGGCAAAGTGACCGTCCGGGCAGAAGGATACACCGGTCCATCCTGCGTAGAGGCGGTGAAGCGCATCGCCGCCGAGCTCGGCGTGGCGGATGAGGAACAACACACCGCCGAGTTCTACCTCACCGCCGCCTCCTCCGAAGAGGGCGTGACAGTCGGAGGCTAACGTGATCGCCATCATCCCCCCGGACGGCAACCATCTCACCGTTGTCGCGCACGCCGACCTGGACGCCGACAATCTGCGTCGCATCGGCGACGTGACGACCATCCAACGCGGGGGCCACGTTATCCCGGCAAACCCCGCTGCCCGCCTCGTACACCACCTCATCCGTGCCATCCCCGGCGATCCGCTCGCGGCCTGGACGCGAACCTGGCCCGGGCGCTGGCTCGTCGCACTGTGCGACGGCCGGCTGCTAGGCCCGTACCGCACACGGGCCGATGCGGTGCGAGCCGAAGAGGAAGAGCTGGCGCGACTCATCCTCGCGGGAGAATGGACGAAATGAAGGGCCTGGTTCGCGCCGTCCTCGTCGATAGTGTCGCCGTCCCCACCGGCGCCACCGTCGCTCCGGCCTCGATGGTCAAGGCAACCATCGAGGCCCTGAGGCGCGACGGTAGCGCCGTGGTCGTCGCCCCCACCGGGACCGGCAAAACAACCACCATCCCCCCCGCCATCCTGGACGCGGGACTGGCGGGCAAGCAGCGCGTCGTGGTCACACAGCCGCGCCGCCTGACAGCCCGGGCGGTCGCCGAGTACGTGGCGGTACAGCGCGGCGGGCGCGTCGGCGAGGAGGTGGGATATTCTGTGCGGTTCGATGAGCGCATCTGTGACGAAACACGTCTACTGTACGTCACAGATGGCACGCTCATGCGTATGCTGATCGCTAATGCAACCGACGATGTCGGCACGTTCGTGTTTGACGAGTTTCACGAACGCTCGCTCTTCGGCGATGTCGCCCTGGCACTCGTCAGATTGAAGCACCCGACCACGCCGGTCGTCGTGATGAGCGCTACTCTGGATATATCTATGATCCAGGACTACCTCGGCTCATCACAACAGATAGTCGTCTCCGGCGCGATTCGCACCGAGCTCGTCCGGCGTATTGCAAAAACCATCCCCGCTGCCGGTCGCCGGCACCACGTCGACATTGTGTACGCGCCCGGTCGGACCGTCGCCGACATCATCGACGAACTCCCCCCCGGCGATGTGCTGGTATTCCAACCAGGCAAACGTGAAATCGCCGATTGCATCACTTGTCTGCGAGTCCGCAATCCAGACGATATAATCGTGCCATTGCACTCCGCTGTGAGCGACGATGATAGAGACCGCGCCCTGAACCCGGCGCCACCGTCGCGGCGGAAGATCGTCGTCGCGACCAACATAGCAGAAACATCGCTCACAATACCGTCCGTCCGGTACGTCATCGACACCGGCACGGAGCGCGTCTTCGAATACGAGCACGGCATCGGCACGCTGAAGCTGCGTGCCATCTCCCAAAGCTCGGCGACACAGCGCGCCGGGCGTTGCGGCCGCACCGGCGATGGCGTGTGCTACCGCCTGTGGAGCGCCGAGGATCACGCGGCGCTACCGCGCTACCGCGTACCGGAGATCAAACGAATGAACCTCAGCAACGTCGTGTTGCTGCTGAAAGCTGCCGGCATCACCGACGTCAACGCCCTCCCCTTCCTGGATCACCCAGGCAAGGAAAGGATACTGAACGCCGAACAAGAGCTGGCGGCTATCGGAGCACTCGATGAGCGTGGCGTGATCACGGAAATAGGCCGACAGATGTCGAAAATACCTGTCGTCCCGCGCTACAGCCGCACGCTCATCGAAGCCAGACGTCTGGATTGCCAGCACACCGTCGCTATCATAGTTGCATTGATGAGCGTCCAAAACGTGCTCATCCGCCCGCGCGGAATGGAACAAGAGGCGGATCAAGCACATGCGGAGTTCATCGCGGCGGCACGTGAGAAACTCAGCGATGCTTTTGCCCTCCTCGCTGCGTACCGCGCAGCGGCCACCGCCGACTTCTCACGTGAATTCTGCCGCGACAAATTCCTGCGGCGTTCATCGTTGCTGGAGGCACGTAGCATTTTCCGTCAGATCGCAGCGATCACCAACATCAACGCCGATGACGACGCCGATCTCGCCCCGGCATCCGTCGTCCGCCGCGCACTGGCGGCCGGAGCCAGGGACACGTGGCGTAGTGTAAACTACAACTTGTACATAAACCATCGCGCCGGCGCCTGCACGTACGCCCAGATCGCGCGCAACTCCGCTCTTCTCAGTGTGTTGCCCGCCTACATCGTAGCCGACAGGGTGTGGCAAATCCGCACACGTCGCGGCCCGCTCACACTGCTGTCAAACGTGACGGCAATTGAGCAGGAGTGGATGAGATGAGTATAGAAATTGACGAAAGAAGAGGTCCCCGGGTACATTCAACCACCTCATCTGCCACGCCGGGAAACAGCAGAACCGATGGCTATGTCGCCCGCGGCCGGGTTGTCGTCAAGTGTGATCCCGCCGGCATATTCGCACCCGGCGCGCGGCTCAACGCCTTCGACATCGTCACGATGGTGAACTTCATGCCGCTCGGCTTCACTGTCGCGTGGCCAGGACACGGTTTGTGTGTTAAATTCCCGCGTGGACTAATCGACCAGCATGGCCGAGTGCTGGTCACTAACGCCCGGAGTTGGTACAAATGGACGAACATAGATTGAACGATCCGATTGCAGCCGCAGCTGCAGCCACCGGCGAGACGCACTTTGAGCGCGTCTGGTTTGAATTGAGCGTTCTCAGGCGACAGGGGATACTGATTGACGTCGATGTGCACGGCGTGACGATGTTCTCACGCCGCGCCACCATGACCGGACTCGGAATCCCCCGCTCGTCAGTGCGCGGGAGGACGTGCACTGCAGGGCAGACCTATCTGATCCCCCGCGAGGTGCACGGCCGCCTGCAGAGCATCTCTCGCAGGATGCGGGGAGTACTCGACAAGTACGCTCACGACGTCGCGGGGTTCCGCCCGTATCGCTATCTCTACTATGCCGCCTACGACGCCTTTGTCGCCCGCTGGAACGAGCTGGCGGCCGAGTGGGACGAGCTCAAGGAGACCATCCTCGCGCATCTCGACGAGTGGCGCGAGGCCTATCTGGCCGCCGAGGCCGCACGCGCCGCCGAGGCGTGGGACGCAATCCTCGCCGCCAACGGCCACGCGAACGGCCACGCGGACGACGGGCGGCTGGTGTTGAACCTGCGAGGCGGAGCGCTGACGTTTGACTCACGCGATGAGTTCATCGCGTGGATGGTCGACCGCGCCCGCCCCCTGTTCCCGTCGCGCAGCGACGTCGAGTCCAATCTGACGGCGGAATACAAAACCGCCGTCTTGATGACCGCCGCCGACTTGGAGGCCGAGAGCGAACGAGCCGCCGCCCTTCGCCGCCAGGCAGCAGAACACCACGCCGCCGAGGTGGAAGCCTATGAACGCGCCCGCCTGGCGCGTTCGGAGGCCGAGATCAAGATGGAGGCGATCCGCCAGGCCGAACTGGAACACGCACGCGAACAACTCCAGCACATCGCCTCGCCATTCGAGGAGCTGTTCACCAACCTGCGGGCCTGGGCATACGCCGAGGCGACCGAGATCGCCGCCTCGGTGGATAAGAACGGCTTCCTGAATCCTAAAGTCGCCGAGCGGGTCAATAGCCTGCTCGAGATGTTCAAAATGAAGGACGCCGTCGGAGACGATGACCTCCGCCGGCAGCTCGAGGTGCTGCGGGAACGTGCAGCGGCGACACCGCGCCAGACCGGACGGCCGGGTAGTGTCGCGCCTGCGGACGCTGTGGCGCTCACCGATCTGCGGGCGGCGCTCCAGGATGTTTTGACAACCACCAGAGAGGCAGCTGACCGCGCGGCCGCCAGAGCCGCACGCGCCGGCACACTGCGAGCCGGCGGGCTGGTGCGAAAAGTGCTATAAAGAAATAGGAGAAGTGATATGAACGAGACAAGTCGTTGGGTAATAGAGACGGAACCGTGGATGGACACCATCATCGAGATCGTCGTCGCCTACCTGCTCGATTCGCAGGGCGAGGGCGACAACGCAATGACGCCCAGCCAGATCATCGACAAGTTCAATATCTGGTGGTACGATGAAACCGACCTGGTTAACACCCTCGCGGACCACGGACTGACCACCTGCCCGTATTGCGGCCACTGGTGCAAGGAAAGCGATCTGGTCAACGACGAGGGAGAGGAGATCGGATGTCCAGGATGCAGGTAGGCTCTATGTTGAAACAAATTGGTGTGATCACGTTGCCGGCGCGCTCCCGCTGCGCCGTCTGCAATGGCGGCGGTGTAGAGCTGGCCGTCCGGGAGGGCGACAGCATCGCAACATATCACTGGCATTGCGTGGAACGCATTGGCGGAGTAGCACAGTTGTCGTTGTTTTCCATATCGCAACCCCGGCAGCCGGTTGCGTGCAACCGGAGTGCCGGCGCGTGAACTGGAAGGAGGACTACCTATGAGCAATTACGGACCAATCAGTACGACGGACACCGGCGCGTTCGAACGCACGTGCGTTGAATGCGGCAACAGATTCAGAACCGACGAACCGCGTCAGCGGTATTGCTCGGTGAAGTGCAAGCGTAGCGCTCAGAACAGACGCGCCTACGCCAGGAGGATCAAGAGAAGGAGTAAATGATATGACAGCAATAGTTGATTCAATCAAGGGCTGGGCACAAACTGCTCAGCGGACGGCGGTTTGGATTGTGTTCGTGCTCTCGACAGTGTTGTCAATCGCGGCCGCGGTGATTTTCGTCTACGACGTCATGGCCAGCTACACCGGCTGGGGCGTGATGGTCGAGACGCACACCGCTATCGACGCCGCGCCGAGGGTACTCGGCGCTACGTTGGCAATGCTGCCAACGGTGATCCAGATCGTATTTTTCACCGCGCTGGTCAGCGGCCTGACCTCTCTTTCAGACCACGCCGTACTTCGGGCGGTGTCTGCCGCGATGTTCGCGCTGGACAGCGTCCTCGACTTCTTCGCTCTGTACGAGCCGGCACGGGGGTGGGAGAGCGCCGTATTCTCGATCATCATCGTCCTGGTGGTCTACGGCGTGCTCAGCGAGATTTTGTTCTCGTTTTTCACCCCCGTGGCGGTCGCGCTGGGACGCTATCTGCTCGGTAACGTGCAGTTCACATTCAAACAGCAATAACAAACAACAATAAATAATAGAGGAGGAAACAGATGAGCGAGAAGAGCGACAACTATTATTACCAGAGTGACGAATATGACGATGACGCTGTGTACTACGACATTGTCTCATCGCTGCCCGTCCCGGTTCAGAAAGCGCTCCACATTATGGAGCTACGCGGTGACATCGTCATATTCGTGGACGGGGACTACGGGCCGCGAATCGGAACAGGCTACAAATGCCTCGTCAGATGGGCCAACCGCCAGTGCGGATACACGACCCGCCTGACTACTGTGCAGGATGACAACGGTGACCTCATCGTCCGCTGCGACCTGCTACGACACGATGCACTCCCGGTGCTTCAAGCGTTTGTCGCGGCCGGTGCTGACTTCGAGACCGCCTACAGCCTCGTAAGTACATCCGCCGTTGGTGTCGTCACGCCGGCCGAGCGCGAGGTCGCACCGCCTCGCGGCTGGACCTGGGAGCAGCAGGCACAGAAGCGGGCACTGACGAACGCAATCTCGATGGCCTACGGCCAGCCATCCCTGCAGGAGATGATGGCCGAGGCGATGGCCCTGAGCGAGGGGACATCGCCTCAGGACTGGGAAGAGGCGTCCAAACAACTCGCAGACCCGGACGCAATAGCCGCATACGCCAAGTCTCTCGCCCGGACTCGCCGCAGGTCTCAGCAGATCGCGCAATTGAGCCCGGATACTGTTGAAGCGCTGCTGCGAGATCGCACAGCGCTGCTGCATGGCGATGATAACGACGAACTATGATTCTGCCGGGCGGGGGGGGAGGGGGGATGGGCGGGGCTATGGGGTTCACTACTGGACCGGATAACGGCGAGTGCATCACTGTCGCTCGGCCGGTTACGCCGGGCTGCTGGAGGTGAATGGTGAAAGCAACGTATTCGCTTGAAGATGACAAACTCCGCGTGTACGTTGGCGATGGCGAACGTTTGCCAGATGAGGACTGGCAAACGTTGACTGGCCTCGGCTTCCGCTGGGCCCCACGCCAGCGCGTGTTACACGCCGCGTGGAGGCCAGACCGAGAGGATGCAGTGTTAGCCGCGTGTGGTGTTATCGCGACAGAGTACGGTGGAATGCAAAAGCGAGCTGAGTTGGCGGCGGAGCGGTACAGTGACTACGCTGACAGAGCACGCGAACGCGCCGCTCGAGATGCTGCTATGCGAGACAGTATACTGGATCAAATACCGTTTGGACAACCTGTCCTGGTCGGCCACCATTCAGAGCGTCGCCATCGGCGCGATCTGGACAGAGTTGACAGACTAAGCCAATCGGTTTATGAAAACACCGCTAAACGCGATTACTGGCAACATCGAGCGGAGGCGGCACTGGACAATGTGCGGCGAAAATACGAGCCTGCCGCCATTGCTCGCCGCGTGAAGCGATTGCAAGCAGAGGTACGACAACTCCGTCGAAGACGTGAGAAAGACCCTGCAAATGCAGAGTGGTTCAAGCGGTGGGAGGCTCACACTGAGTGCCAGATCGAGTTTTGGGAGAGAGTATTGAATGAGCAAAAGACCACGCTGCCATAAGCAGCTCATACAAGTAACGCGACAAAGGAGAACAAAATGGTTACTATAGATCAGGTACTGGCCTGGGAGCCGTGTTACAGCGCCGCGAGGATAGAGAAGTTGTTCGCCGGTCGCCCGGCACTCAGCGCCGGGGACATCGTGGCGCTGAAAATCTCGACAGAGGACAAGATCTGGGCGTTGTTGCACAATGAGTTTCTGGCCGACCGGCAAATGCACGCCCTGGCCTGCGACTTTGCGGAGCGGGTAGCACATCTTTCAGACGATCCTCGTGTATCCGCCGCCATCGCAGCCAAGCGAGCTTGGCTGCGAGGCGAGATCACGGACGAGGAACTGACTGCCGCCAGGGACGCCGCCGGGAACGCCGCCCTGGGCGCCGCGTACACCGCCCAGGGCGCGGCGGGCGCTGCCCAGGCCACCGTCAGGATCGCCGCCTGGGCTGCCGCCAGGGACGCCGCTTGGGCCGCGGCGTGCGCCTCCCAGACCGCCGGCAGGATCGCCACCTGGGCCGCGACCAGGGACGCCGCCCGGGACATCACCAGAGACGCCTGCCCCATCGCCTGGGCTGCGGCCAGGGACGCCGCCTGGGCCATCCGGAACGCCGCCCGTGCTGCCGGCAGAGACGTTGACGTCGCCGTGGAGGCCGCGCGAAAATGGCAACTGGACAGAATCGTGAGTTACCTGCGAATTGCATAAGAGCATAAGAATTGTTCACCGCCGTTGTGACCGGCAGAACTGAACAGTAACGCCTGGAACTCAACAGGAGAATGAATGATGAAAATGACGATTGATCTTGAATGTGAGGATTCTACAATCCACCCGAAAGTTGACGCGCCGGTTGATAATGACAGTGGTTATTCCTTCGTGGGTGTAGTATTCACTGCTGAACAGTTGCGTATGATGGCTGACGCCATTGACATTTTGAGAGCGAGAGAAAACATTTCTTGACATATTTGCAGATGACAATGACAACACAAAAGACACTCGACGCAGTGCAACTGCCGCTGGCTGAATTGTTAAAGTAGGCTGTACAGTTCACTAGTGTACACGATAGCTATTTCATCCCTGCCAGATACAGCACCGCTGCTGTGGCGAGTGCCTGGAGCACGCCCAGACCGACCGTCGTAACGCGGTCCCAGTTCGTCCGGCCGCTGCGCAGGCCGCACTTGAGCACCTCCAGATCGGCCGCCATCTCGGCGCACGGCAAATTTGCAAGCCGGCTCGCGTTTGCTCGCATCATCTCCGAGTTTGTGTGAACATTCTCGCGCAGCGCCGCCAGGTCGGTAGCAATGTCCGTCAACTTGATGCCGAGATCGGGAATCAATCCGTTCGTCGACGTCAGCTTGCTCAGCAATATCTGCTGCTCACGCAATTGTAACAATACCTGCTGTAACACATCATCCGATTCAGACATCCGCACCACCACCCTCTCAACAGTCTCCAGGACAATCACGCCACCTCGATCCTCGCCCACCAGCCGACGACACCGTTGTCGTCAACTACACACACCTGAATCACATCCCCCTCCTTGCACTCCAGCGCAGATTTGGGCATTGCTCGATTGGTGGCACAATCTCGCGTATCCTCCGAGACTAATCCCCCGTTGACATACCACCGGATTGTCAGTTTGCCTCCTGTCGGTTCACTGAACCACACCGCTGCCTTGTCCTGTCCCAGCCCGGTCGGTGCATCCGGCCGGGCAATTTGGGACGCCAGTGACCCACCTGTGACTATCAGCCCCAATCCCCCGCGCTGGCTGATGTAGTAGTGCAAATCAGCCTCGGACAGCCCCAGGCCGGTAGAGGCATTTACAATCTCTACCAACGCCTCGGACGTGATGGTGTCGTTGAATGCCGTCAGAATTACATCGTCCAACCCCGCGTCAGCTAAACGCGGTACGAAGTCCGGTTTGCTATATCTCATCTAAGCCTCCTTGTGTCAATACCAGGGCAGCCGCGTTGATACGCGCATATGCGCCTGCATCGCTGCTCCTGGCCTCGATTCTATATTCCCGCTCGCCGGGTGACAGAAAGATCGGCCCGCTCCTGACTATCGTGCCCGTGGTCGTGCCGGTCAGTGATACCTCAGAGTTCGGCACTTCGCGCCACGTTCCTGAATCATTCCACGCCAGTCGCGCATAAGCAGTCTGCGCGGAATTAGACGGTGACATCACGACCTCGAATTGCATAATGCCACTGACCCATTGCCCAAACCCGAACCGCCCCGTCCCATTTGGAGCGACCTCAACATACGTTGTGCTGTTGGTACTGCCGGCGCTTATGCCGATGGTCCAACGCCCGGCCGACGGGCCGAGATTGTCCACCGGCGCGATGATTGCGCCTGGGTCGTTGAGCGGTTCGTTGCGTAAGTATAGAGCCGCAATCTCTTGCGATGTAAGCACTCGGTCAAACAATGCAAACTCGGCATATGCGGCATTGGCGTGATTGTTGCCCGCGTAGTCGCTGCCGAGGTTCATTTCCGTCAGCGTTGGGGCAGTCAGGCTGGTTGTGTCTGTCCCGTCCTGTACGCCGTTTACGCTCAGTGTGTACTCATCATTGCCGAAATCGAATGTCAGCACGACGTGCTGCCACTCACCGGCCTGGAATGTCTGCGCAGACGATTGGAATCGCCACGCGCCATTGACATAGACGTTGTATTTGTCGTCGTCATCATCGAACTCCAGGATGACGCGGTGGTTGTCACTTGCGCCGCGAGTATCGAACAAATACGCCGCGTCGGGCCAGTCGTCATCGGCGTCGTATTGCGGTTGCCACCACAGCGACAATGACCAAGTATCATTTTCGCTGATGAGGTCGGCGTAATCGTCAAGATTGACTTCGGTTGCGGCGCGTGTGGATTCGCTGGCGTGTGGTGTACCTGACCAGGAGTAGCCGGGGCCGAGGTCGCCGTCAATGTGTGACGTAGCTATACTACCAGCTACGACATTCAGTCCGTCCACGTAAAAAAACAAACTTGCGGATGGGCTATTGATGTACACCGTTGGCCTGACGACTGAGTTTGTGCCAGTATTGAACGTGACTACTGCTCTGACCCATCGGTTTCGGTCAGTGATTAGTGTTTTTCCCAGCGAAACCCATCCGTCACCAAATATTGTGAATTTGACATCACCAGTCTGGATGTCTGGTATCCATACATACACACTTGCAACGTAATCAGTGTTGGCGGAGTAACCGGCCAAGTTGTATTTACAACCTCCACCGCCAACGCCATCCCATGTCCATTTCACAGATGCGGGGCCAAATAGCGACTTTTCCGTTGAGCGCACAATTATATCACCCCACGCCGAGTCGTAGCCGTTGCGACTCTTGGCGGCCACTGGATTGGTGACAATATTCGTCGCCGCCTCCTCTACCATCAGCGCCCGCGTCCCCGCCCACCTCCCCGCCGCCAGGTGGAACGCGCCGGAGATGGTCGCCTCCTGCCCGCGCAATGACCGCCAGAACGTCGCACCGATTGGACAGCCAGGGCCGAGCAGAAGCAGATCGTCAACGGTGAAAACGTTTCCCGCCAGCACAGGCGATAGCTCCGTCGGATCAATGCTTCCCGCCCCCAGCGTGATGTCGGCAAACGTCGGGCTGGCTCCGGTGTGAATATCCTGCGGCGTAGACAGCGTTATCGTGCCATCGCCATCATCCGTCACCGACACCCGATTGGCTGTACCGGCCACCCAATCCGTCAGATCGGCCACAGATGCCAAGCCCTTGGTCCCATCCGTAGCCGCCAAACGGTTCGCGGCCAGGTTGGACACGGTGAGGTCTGGCACGCTCAACTCGCCGGTCATCGTGTCACCGCCACGATTGACGTACATGCCATCGAGTATCTCCGTGTTGACAGGTATCTCCCAGTGACTGGCGGTTGCACCCATATAGTAGATGGTGACACTCGGCGCGTTGCCGGAACCGGTCACCTCGGCGTAGATTTTCCCCACGACATACGACGTGTCGGCTATATCGTAGTCGCTGGATAGCACGACCGGCGCGTGGTACACGTCCTTCGCGCCGATTTCGTCGGTAAGGGAAGAAGTGGCTATCACCGTCTCGTTACCGCCAGATTCGCGCTCTACCAGTTCCCAGTACAATCGCAGTGTCTTCGTACCGCCCGTCTTTTCCACCGTAATCTGCCAATCATAGATACCGGCAATCAGCACCGGCGGTTCTCCGGCAGACGGCGCGATCCAGCCTGCCAGAAACTGGTCGTCGGTCACGTTGTTGAACGAGAGTGATGCCTCTGAACCCGATGGCGCCTCCATCTGCGTCAATTTGTAACCACTGATTCCAGAGTCAGTGTCCGTCATATAGTACCTTGCTCCCAATGACGTCACGGCCTCATCGACGTATTTCTTGTCGACCAGGTGGTACAAATCGGTGATGTCTCTGCCCGGGTCATACGAACCCACATCCGAAAGATGCAATCCATCGAATGTTGGACTGGCGCTCTGCTGGAGGTCCTGGTCCAGTGTGCACGCAGCGGACACGGTCAAGTCCGCGTGCAAGGCCAACTCACGGTCGGCATCGGACACGGTAATACCCAACGTGTGATCAGCGGACAGGTCCTCGTCGCACGAGAGCAGTAAGTCGTGGTCGCCACCGGTATCCTCCAGCGGTATGTCGGCCGGCAGGGAGGTGTCCAGCCACTGCCAGGCCGAGCCGTCGTAATACCCGAACTGCTGGCTATCGGAAGCGTAGGCTGTCATCCCGGCCTCCAGGCCAGATAGCGCCTCGATGCTCGCCTTCGTGTCGGTGTAGTCTACCAGCGGCAGACCTATGACTTTGCCGTCGTGAATCATTTTAGTATTCCGCTGTGTACTCTATGATCCATCCAACAAACCACACGGAAAAATCATCATCACTCCCGTGTGTTCCGTCCCTGGTAAATCTGAGTGACATTATGTCACCACAATCAGCAAAATCAACAGTTATAGTCATGACCACCGTGTTCTCGTTTTCAAAGACGCTACAAGTGCCCTCAGTGTCGACGGTGTTTGAGTCATAGTATCCCTCCTCAACTTTACCAGAGCAGAAGTACTGCAAGCCATATATGCTGCCATAGTGTTGACTTCTGACAATCGTCTTAACCGTCATTCCAGACACAAAATCGGTCGGCACAATAATAGTACTTGATGCACTACACAGCTTGGCGTGCGGGAATGACAATCCATAAATATCGCAAACGATCTTTGTGCCGTCTGTCTCATTGAGACCGGCGACAGCCGGCACAAAAAAGTGCCTGGTAATTTGTGCTGGATATCTAGTGACAGGCATCACACCCCCCTTTAGCTCCACGCCTCGACTTCGACCACCACGCCGGCCGTGTCGCTCGCCAGATACAGTGTCAAGCTACTGACCCTGATGTTATCCTTCCAATACTCGCCGTTTGCCTTGAGCGTCTGGTACGGCGCTATTGGTGCTGCAACCCTCCCCGACTCCCAAGCGAACCGCACGTCGCACGCCGTGCGGCATCTGAAAGCTACTGCACGCACATTGCTCGGAAGCGTCTGGCTGTATTCAGTGTTGGCATTGGTCAATGTAACATTGTATGTCTCCACTGTATCCGGCCCGGCGATTTGCACACGCCCGGCTGCGTCTGTCAGCACTGTGACCATATCACCGTCGTCAACGTTCGACGGTGACGAGTAATACGTCCCGCCGACCGGGACAGGCCCATCGGTGGCCGCCTCGCCCCGCGCACGCCGGCCGCCTACGGCCAGCGCTTGCAGCCGCTCCCCCTCGGTGAGCTGTCCGTCGTTTGCCGCCGTGCAAAACAACACCGGACGCAATCCGCCGGCGCCATCGCTCTCGCATAGAAACAGCAAACGTTTGTTGTCGCCGCTCTCCTGCGGCGCTGCTGGAATAGTCATAACAAACCTCCCTCTCTTCTAATGACTTCCTGAATTGACTCGCTCTATCCGCATCCGTTCCCGCGCCGACGTCAACCACACCCCAGGTGCGTCAACTCGCTGCCGACCACCGGCGGTGCGCCGCCGCCAAGCTGGACGGTCAGCGAACGCGCTCCGGTCGCAACCTCGACGATTGACGCTCTGAGCCACGTGCCGGCATCGAGCTCCAGGTCAATCGTCCCGCTGGCGATGTGATCCGTGCCCCCGCCGGTAACGCTCGGCCGGTCGCCCGGTGCAGCGAAACACGACGACCAGCTCGCACCGTCGTTTGTGCTCTTCTCGATGTCAACCGTCGTCGTGCCGGCCGTGCCTGTTGTTTTCACATAGATGACTCCATAGTCTGCCTTGAACGCCGCTGGAAGACGCCACACACCATCGATCTCGGTCGCTGCCGCCAGCGGGCCGTCCACGTGCCAGCGCGGTATCACGACCTGCTCGCCGCTGCCCCCTCCTCCTCCCCCGCCGCCGGCCTGAGGGCGCCAATAGCCAGCACTGTACGTGAGCACATCGCCATCGACCGGCGTGCCGACCGCGTCAAGATGCGACTCGCCGGTGATGGTGTGAAACGAGACCGCCCAGGGCCAGCGGACGTCTATCACATCCTGTGACTCCGTCGTCTCCTCCAGCTCGATCTGACCCCGGTACAACCGCACGAGCGCCGACGGGAACTCGCCGACCTCCGGCATCGGTGCGTGATCCTCGATGCTCAATGAGCTGGCCGGCACGACCGTCCCGGCGCGTTTCTTGAACACTCCATCCTGATCGATATACGTCAGCACGTAACGCGCCCCGGACGACGGCTTGTCTTCTGTCAGATCGAGCGTCTGAGCCGCGATCCACTGATAGCCATCGGAGCGCGCCATCAGCCACGGCTCGAGGCGCACCGTGAACGACGAGACGATCACAGTGCGCAGTCCCCGCAACTGCCGCCAGTGCCAATGTCCCATATCCGATCCGTCGGCGTCCGGATCGTCCAGCATAGGAAACTCGTGCGTCCTGGCGTGTGGCACGACTTGCGGCGGCGACGCCTGGCCTGTGCCGGCGTAGACCTCGCGCAACGCGAGCACCTGGAACAGTTGCGGCTGTTCCGCTCTGTATCCCACGATGATCGGCAGTCCATCGCGCAGCGGCACCGTCTGGTTGAATGCTACAGACAACCCATCCTCGCCCTCGGCACCGATGCGGATATAGACAAAATTCGGCTTTCCGCTCACCGAGACCGTGCCGTGCCCGTCGCCCAGCAGCGCCGGGAACTTCGGCAAGACGGGCTGATAGGCGCTCAGCATATCGAGCAGCATACGCTGAACGCGACCGATAATCGAACGACCGAGTGTAATCACGTCGCATCGCCTCCGCCGAGTACGGGGATGATCGTGTGTACGTCAACCGTGTTCCACTCCAGCGCATCCAGAAGCGTGTGCAAATTGCCGGTTTTATCCAACCAATCGCCATCATCCGCGCCGCCGTTGGCGGTGTATTTCACAATCGGCGGCTTCAGTACCGTGTCAACCACTATTCCGCTGCCGCCAATGGCCCAGCGCAGCGAATTGTCCAGCGCACACGGTGCGATGAACGCCGCCGAGGTGATCAGCCCCGTCGTTCCCATATCCTCCCACCCGCTGCGGTACACTCGTGCTTGGTTCGTGCTGAGAATGACCGCCGGCGATGAAACAGAGTAGGGTATCATCGGATGCGCTTGGAATGGCCCGGTGAGCGATAATGATGAAACATTTCCCTTGAACATCGAATCCACGACCTGCGGAGTGAACTGACTCGCCCGGAACCAGGTGCTGGTCAATCCGTCCATACCTGACACCAGCAGCTTGTCGTAATCGTGCAGCGGATCACCACTCTCTTCAATCTGCACACGACCGGCACCTGCTATATCTACGTCGGTGATCTCATAGACATAGAACGGCCCATACCAGCCACACATCGCGATCAGGAACCAAGTCCGCGTTGCCCCTGGCTTTGGGTAGACACACCATACACCACTCGAGTTGTTGTTATAGTAGTTAGTTTCCGACGGAAACATATTGGACGCCGTCCACGTGTCGCCGCCATCGTGTGAAACGTGGAACCTGGCCCGCGAGGTCAGGTGGTTTTTGACCCCTATCGCTATCTCGTTCGGATCATCGGTAGCGACCGCCAGGTTGTTGAACCTGTAACCGCCATACGTCCAGATGACGCCCGGCGCAGTCCTGAACGCTACCTGCGATTGCGTTGGCGAGTTGGTGTTGAAATCGTGAATGCGGTACAGCGTCAACCACGTGTCACCGCCGCCGATGCTGTATGCCGTCTGTGCCTGATAGTCCGCCCGGTAGTGGTGCGGCGCGTCAACTGACGACAGCGTGATCGCCCAGGACGGCGAAGCTTCCTGGAAGTTCGTCGTTCGCACCAGAATGCGCTCGGCAGAATTTTCGAGCACCATCATCACCACGTCCGGCGCGGGATCGGTGATCGTCGGTGGTGGTGGCGGGATCGGAATCGGAGACGGGACGGGGGGAGGGGGAGGAGCCGGCACCTCCGGCGGTACATCGCCGTCAACCGACGATTCCGCCGTCGTATAGCCCTCGAAATCAACATCCACCACGATCCCCGCACCGGCCTCGCCCTGGTGCAGCGCAAAACTGACCCGGCGCGGTATCAGCTTGAGATTCGTCAGCGCTACACCTCTGACATTGTCCGACTCCGCTACGGTTATCCGTCCGTACTGATGCGGACAGATGTCCCACACGCGGCAGTTGATCGCAAACGGCACCGCCACGTTCGGATACGGATTGTTGTCTTTACCGCAGATCAGCCCCGCCAGCTCGTTAGCCTGTGCCTGGCTCGTCAGCGCCAGATGATCCTCTGCTCTGACGTTGCCCAGCCGCTTCATCACGTGCCCGGGTGCCAGCGAGAAGTACGGCTCTCCGCTGTTGGTAGCGTGGTTGAACGCCACACCGGACAGATCGACCCGTGCCGTCTGCGACACTACGACCCGCTCCAGTTGCAGCGCTTGCTCCGAACGCCAGTGTCGCTTCAGAATGTCCATCACCACCGGTATACTGCTGCGCTCCGACTCCGGCTTGAGCTGGCTATCTACCTGGACATACAGCCGCCCCAGCCTGTCGCATGCCGGGTGGGCCTTGATCGTCCGCTCCGCCGCCTCGCCAATTTGCGCCCACAGCGACGCCAAGCCGGAATTGAACAGTCCAATCGGAGTTTCGTCGTCAGGCGGAAACACATCCAGCACGCTGCATACCGTTGAGCGCCAGTGCAGAAACGCCCACACCGCCCGCCTGACGGTGAGGCCGCTGTACTGTACCCAGTTCATAGCGCCGGTTGTGTCCTCGATGCCGGCCGGAAAGCCGGTCACTGCGTTGAGCCAGAACTGCGGGCCCTGCACTTCGAACTGGACGGTTGAATGGCGCGGATCCAGCACAATTGTCTCCCCGGCGATCCAACCGACCGCCAGGATGTTCTCACGCCCGGCCACGATGCCGACGCTCCCCTCGACCCCGTCGTAGAAATCCTCCGCGAACAGGATCACCAACGCGCGGTTTCTAATGTCGGACAATCCGACGTCGTAGTGCCCCGTCACCCTGAATGTCCACCCGCCCTGCCCCCAATCGCCGGAACAACTCTCGAGCTCGATCCAGGTCGGCGGATCGTCGGCGTCGTAGATGCGCACCCACCGATGCCCGGTCGCCGATTTGCCGTTGTCCGCGCCGACAGTGCAGGAAACGCGATACCACCCGGGCGCGTTGTATGTCAGCGTCGGATTGGCCGTCGTCATTCCACTCGTCGCAGACGCCCCGGGCGCCTCCCAAGAGTACGAGTTGATCGCCGCGTCGAGCACCCAAGAGTCGCCGGCATCGAACTCTGTCACGTCCACCGTCGCTCCGGTCAGCTTTTTAACGATGTGCGCCCCCATCACCGGCACCGGATCGTGATTTTCGTACTGGTCGGTATACCCCACGTCCCAGTCCATATAGACCGTGAAACTGTCTCCGCTGCCGACGATGCGCACGTGCCGAGCCCATATTTGCCAGTCCTCGATGACCGTCAGGTGCTGCCCGACGGCCCAGGCGATGTCCGATGTCTCGCCCAGATAGAGCCTTGATCCTGAGATCGGCTTCCGCACGCGGCAGATACCGACGTCATAACCCCCGGCGGCTGTGCCGACCAGACAGGTCATATCCACCAGCACATCCCCCGGGTCGCCGGAGGGCGAGCTGAACTGTATCTCTGCCACGCGGTCGTTTGACGACGGGGCGGTAGCGACGACCGCCGAAAACACCTCTCGCACCGGCAACACGAACATCCCGACACGTGACGATTGTCCGTCACTCTCCAGCTTCTCGATCTCAGCGCCGGTCAATGCGCGATAGTCCCAGACCCCCACGTCACTGCTCCACCATATCCCGGAATTGAATCTCGATGTCGAGCACCCGGCCGGCCAGCACCTCCTCTTCCTCCGGCCAGATCATCCAACACAGAAAATTAGCCCACTCCTCGGTGTCATCGCGCTTTTTTGTGCGAATGTACACCTGCGCCGATGCACCGGAACAAAACGTTTTCAGCTGGTCGCGCTGCGCCAGCGTAAGCACCGCCCAGCGCCAGGTGGCCGATGGGTTGCCGTAGCCTCTGGCCGACCGGTCGCCTAGCTCGACGACGGTGGCATACCGTCGGTATGTCGAGCGTGGCGCGGGCAACGGCACGGCCAGCTCTTCCACGTTCACCATCCCGCCCAGCGTCGCGCCGATCTTGAACTCGTATGCCGCCATCGCCTATCCCCTCATCCCCTCATCGCTACCACGCCCTGCAGCGTCTCCTGGAACGCAGCCTCGGCCTCACGCCGTGCTACTTGTCTGAACCACTGTCGCTCCTGCACGCTCATCGAGCCGTGAAACGTGAAATTCTGCTGTATGCTCACGCGCCGAGGAATGCTACCCCCAATGCCTCGCTCCATCCCGGCGACCATCCTGCTCTGCGTCAGCGGGCCCAGGCCGCGCTCTATGGCGTCAACTGTTGAACGCGATAGCACGTACTCGCCGGCGTGAGCGTAGATCACACCGGTCCGTGCCACATACCCCCCGGTCTGGTAGCCCGGCACCATACCGCCGCCGGACGGACGCGGCCATTTGCTTCGCCCGTGTGACTGCGACGGCGTTGGAAACGACGCTAGGTAGTTGTTCCATAGCTGTCTATTGTTTGCCAGAAACGAGCGAGCATCCGCCAGCATCGCGGCGTGATATGCGTTCTGTTCAGCTTGCGAGCGTTTGTAGTAATCCAGTTCGGCGTTGATTTTGTTGAAGTATTCCTGTCGCAACTGACTCATTGTCTCGCGGTGCTCTTTTTCCAGTTCCGCTTTCCGCTCCTCGTATTCAGCACGCCGCTTCCGGCGTTCCTCTTCGTACTCCGCCTCCCGCTCCCGCATCCGCGCCTCGTGCTCTTCCCGCCGCCGCTCCCGCTCCCGGTTGAACTGCGCCTCGGCGTCGCCCTGCGAGATGGCGAAATCCTCCTCCGCCCGCCGGCGCTGCAAGTCGTACTGTCTCCTCTCGCGCACCATCCCCAGCGCATCACGCTGCTGCGCCAGATCACTCATACGCATCAGATGGTCTTCTTCCATCCGCCGCATCTTCAAATCGTGATCGCGGCGTTGTTTCGCCATCTGTCGATTGTGTTCTGCTGCTGACTCGCGCTCATCCTCCTGAAATTTCCGCCTCTCCTCCGCCATTTCCTGCGCGTGTTTCAGAGCCATCTCCGCTAATTCATCGTTGAGATCGTTCAATGCCTCCTGCATCGCATCGTTGAATCGTTCGATCTCCTCCGCCTGTTTGCGCAGTAGCTCGATGTATAAATCGACCGCCTTCTGCTCCTCTTCCGACAAGTTAATGCGGTCTTTGACCGCATCGCTCTGATGCCAGATCGCGTCTGTCATCGAGCTGAGGGCATCAGTGTCGCGCAATACGACGTCGCGGTGACGAGTCCACTGATCGGTGACCCCGGCATACGTCTCTCCGATCAGTTGTAGCAATGTGTTGCGCATTGTCTCCAGCTCAGCTAGTTTGTCGTATACCGCAGATCCAGACAGCGCCCGCATCCGACCGCCCATTATCTCCTCGTACCTGCCGTAGCCTTGCCCGGTTCCAAAGATGACCTCGGCGCTCATTGGTCCGTACTCTTCATAAAACCGTTTCACGATCTCCAGATCGGCCGATACCTCGTCCAGCTTGTCCCGCAGCTCGGCACGGCTCAGGCCGGAGAACTCCGTCGCAGCCGCCTCGCCGGCCGCAACACCTTCGGCGTTTGTGAACCACTGCTCGATCCTCTGTCCTGTCAGTTGTTGCGACAGCTGTTCACCTACCATCCACGTAACCCATACCCGACCCAGCAGTCCGATGACGTTTCCCAGCTTCCCGGCCACGGTCCCCAGTTGCCCGGCCACCGACCCGGCACTCTGTACCTCAATCGCCGCCTCCGCCTCTGCTCCTTGAGTTTCAATCAGTGTCTCTGCCTCTGCCCCCTCGACTTCGGTCGCCGCGGCGGTCTCCGCCGCCGCAGTCACGATCTGCGCGAAACGCTCCCCGGCCGCCGTGACTGCCGTCTGGAACTGTGTCCCGGCCGTTGTCTGCGCATCCGCCATCCGCTGTGCAGCGGTGACGAACACCCGCAGACCGGCCACAGCACGCGCTACCGTCATACTGGTTGATGCCAGCGTGCCGATTGCCAATATGCCAACGCCGGCGGCCGCCATCTCTCCGACCAGCTTCCCGCCAGGCGTGGTCTGAATCATATCCGTTATCCTGGTGATCAGACTTGATGCCGCCTCCAGTGCCGGCATCGCCTCGTTCAACACACTCTGTCCAATCGCCAGCCAGAATGCCTTCCATCTGATCTCCATCTGCTGCACCCGCGCCGCATCGCTCTCTGTGTAATCCTCGACCTGCCTGTCCCACAGATCGAGAGCCCCCATCATCGCGATGCTCACGCCGCTCGATGCCTCCTGCAGCCTGGCGTACTCGCGCACCTCGCTATCGATAATGCCGCGCTGTAATTTCGCCTCGGCACGCATCACATTGATGTTCCGTTCGCGGCCCTCGGTCTGCTCAGCCACCAGCGCTGCTACGGCCGGCAGCGCGTTAGCAGAGAACAACTGCGTCAACAGCATATCGCGCTCGGCGTCCGTCATATCCTCCGTCACGCCGGCCAGCATATCTATGACGTTCGCCAGTCCGATGAACTGCCCCTGCGCGTCGTAGAACGGTTGTTCTGTACCGAACAGCTCCTCCAGCCTCTCCCGAACTTCTCCCGTCGGATTTACCAGCGAGATCATCATTTGACGATATGCACGTCCGGCCTGACTGCCACGTATGTTCTGCTCCGCCATTATGCCAATCGCGGCCGCCACGTCCTCGATTGACTCCCCCATCTCGGCGGCCTGCGGCCCGACGTATTTGAACGCCTCGGCCACATCGGGTACGGTCGCCAGCGTGTCGTCGGCGACTTTGTTGAATATCGCCACCACCCGCTCTGTCTCACTCATCCCCAATCTGAACTGACGGAGCGACGCCGCGACCGCATCGCTGGCGGTGCCCATCTGTATTCCCGTCAGTGCCGCCAGCTGTTGGACAGGCACGGTCTGCTCCAGCACGCGGTTGAGCTGCTCTCCATTCTCGATTGCCTGACCGGTCGCCTGTGCCCAGATCGTGACGCCCTGCGCCACATCCTGCGGGTCCAGCATCCCAATCTCGCCGGCGAGAGCGATGACGCTCTCGCGCATCTGCTGCGTCAGTTCCTGGTTCAACAACAACGACCGTGAGGCTGCGTCGGTCTCACGCGCCAGCTCCAAGTACGATTTAGCCGCCATTGTCAGCGAGCCGGTCAGCGCGGTGCCGGCGAACTGCAACGAGCGCCCCATCTGACCGATCTCGGTGATCAGCATATTGATGCCATATGCTTGTGTCCGTGCCTTGTTCAGCTCCGCGACCAGCCGTCCGATCCCGCGTCCCCCGCGTTCGTACTCCCTCCCCATCCGCCGTGCGCCGGCCTCGGCCTCTCGCTGCTCCCGCCTGACGCGCCGCAGTGCGCCGATGATCTCATCCACACTGCGGCCGGCCGCCAACGCACCCTGGACGTATGTGTTCCAGTCCACGCCGGCCTCCAACGCCAGGCCACGTGCCATCTCCTCACGCCGCCGCGCTATCGCTGCCTCGCGCTCGGCGCGCTCGCGTGCCTTCAGTTCGTGCCGCATAGCGATGGTGGCGCGCTTCTCACTCTCGGCCCGGGCGCGTGCTACCGCCTGTGCCTCCTCCACCGCCACCTTTGCCGCCGCGCGTGTCGCAGCAGTCTCGCGTTTCGCGGCCTCCTCTCGCTGCCTCTGCTGTGCCCGCGCCTCCGCAATGATCTGAGCGGTCACGCGCTTCTCGGCCTCCTCGACCTTCTTCTGCCTGATCCGCGCCTCGGTAACTACCTCCGCTGTTTTGCGTTTCTCGGTTTCTCTGACGACAGCAGTGGTTTGTCTGTAGAGCTGCTTTTCCCGTTCGGCGGCCGCCTTCGCCGCTGCAATGCGCTCCTCCGCCTCCGCTCTGCCAATGGGTGACCTGGCCCGGGCCCGGGCCTCCCTCTCGGCGGCCTCGGCCTCCCGTGCTATCTCGGCGGCCACACGCTCCTGGACGCCGGCGATTGCCTCACCCATCCGCCGCTCGGCGGCCTCCATCTCGTGCCCGGTCGCTTCGAGCTGCCGGTACAATTGCTCGAACTGATCCTCGTTCGCCACGTCGTTCAGTTTCGCTGCATATGTCTCGCTCGCCTGCGCCAGCTGTGCACGCAACAGCGCAGCCAGTTGTGCTTGTTTGGACGCAATGGCCGACCACAGCTCGTCCATCCGCCGCATATCCTCAGCACTGAGCCGCCGCACGGCCTCGATGTCTGTACTGAGCGTCTGGTACCACTCAGCGCCCTCGCGAGCGCTGCCTTGCACCCCAGGCGATGCGCCAAGCGCTTGGCGTGTTTCCTCCGCCGCGCCGTAACCGGCGGGGTATCTCTGTGACGCCTGCCGGCCGCGCAGTGTTAACGCCTCCATCTCTTGACCCAGTGCGTTAATCTCTGCCGTGAGTGTATCGATCCGTTCACCCAGCTGCTCCGCGGGGATCGCCTCGGCCAGCTGCGCAAACTCGTTGACCAGCGTGTCGGCCGCGGTCTTGCCTTGCTTTGTCAGCTCGGCAAATGGAGACTCGACGCCGATCCGGGCCAGCCAGGCGTTGATGTCATTGACCATATCCGGTATGATCGAATGACCGACGAGTATGTCGCGCACGCGCTGCCACAACGCTACAATGCCGCGCGCCGGGCGTGCTGCCGCCTCCTCAATTTGTTGCGATGCCAGCGATTCCGCGATCTCGGTCGCCGTCTCCTGCACCGGATCGAGCGTGGCCTGCATCTCCTTCTCAACCGTCTCGCGTACACGCTGTGCCTCACGCGACAATCGCGCCAGGACATCGACGCTGACGTCGCTGGCCTCTTCGATTGTTGTCTTCGTCAGCGGCGTGCGCTTCGTGATCTCGCGCGTCGCAAGCTTCTGTAGACGCATGAACGCCATCCGCTGCGCCTCGCCAAAGCCGTCCGCTGCCATAGCCGCCTGGTCGAGCTGAATGATCAATTTGCTCAATTCTTTCCTTTGCTCGGCCAGTTGCTTAGTTACGTCCTCCGCCGCCTTGCCCAGTACACGCTCAGCGTTGACCAGATCGACCATCGTTCCCTTGGCTTCTTTGGGTAGCTCGACCTGTGCTCCTTTGACCAGCCGTCCACGCCCGCGCTTTAGTTGTTCTTCTACGCGCTTGCGGCGTTTCCAGATCGCATACATCTCCTCCAGCGCCTCGGCCTCCGCCGTCTGGCCCTGGTGTCTCAGTGCCTGCGCGATCTCCTCGACCGATCCTAGTGCCCACTCTTTCCAGAATGCGGTCTCGCTGCTCATCTGTCTGATCAGAAACTGACGACGTGCCTGCTCGGACGCACGTAAATCGCGTAACTCCTGCGACTCCGCACCAAATCGCGCCTGCGCCTTAGCCTCGTACAGCTCCTGCTGTCGCCGCTCGTATTCACGTGCCAGAATCTGGTTTGTCTCGATCCATTCCCGCTGTTCCTCCGTAAGCATCTCGGCTGGTAAAGTCCTGACGCCGGGCGGCTCCTTCGCGAGGTGTATCTCGAGCTCCTCCCTCGCCCGGTCCGCTGCCGCAATCATATCCTGCAAGCCCTGCTCTATTTCCTGCTGTACGCGCGCCTCGGCCTCAGCGATGCGTTCACCCAGCCGACGCAGCTCTTCGTCGGCCTCAAACGCAGCCACCAGCGATTTGACTTTCCGCCGCACGTGCGGGGCGTCGAACATCCTGAATAGCTCGCTGAGTGGTTGCAACTCCCCGCCGCCGAGCGGCATCACCTTTTGCGCGCCGAGCTCGGCGAACCGCTTGTTCAAGACCCGCGACTCTTCGTCAAGTCCTCGCAGCTTGAGCTGCAGGTTATATGCCTTCTTCTCGTCCTCGGACAGTGCTTCTCCTAGCTGCTCCATCCCCTCCAGCGGCGCGTCAATGTCAACCTTTTTGCCGGCGCTCACTATACCGGTGATGCGCGACTCGATCTCGGCCAGGTGTCTCTCCAGCGCATCCGCCTGCCGCCCTAACCCGGCTGCTACCGCCCGCCCCAGCCCGCCGGCATCTTCGCGGATTTTTGCCATCTTGTCCCTGACGTCGTCCAGCCCGGTGCTCTCGACGACGATCCTGACCACCAACGGCTGTTCGACCAAAGAACGCAATTCCTGTATCTGCTCCACTGCGCTCTCAAGCCCGGCGATCTCGCCACCACCGAGCGACAACTGCCCGGCACCGCTGAGCGCCCGCTCGAGCGCCGACGTGTCAAGCGACACGGTTGCGATCTGAGCTATCTCGCTCTCGATGACCCGCCGGACCCGGGCGGCCTGGGCTTGCACATCACGGCTGTCTATTGTGATCCTGATTGCGTATTCGTTAGACATTGAGTACTACACTCTCTCCAGTCGCTGCGCCAGCACGCGCCGCGCCTGCTCGTCGACCCGCGCCAGCGACCGGTTGCTCAGTCCGATGAACGGCCGGGCCGGCACACGCCCGCTGCCGGAGTGCAGCTTGGCGATTCGGCCCGGGGTCTGCGGGTCGTCACGCGCACTGAGCAACACACGTATCATGTCATCGCCGCGCTCAACACGTGTGACGTTGCGCGGATGTGTGCGCTCCACGAACGAGCGCTTCAAGTCCTGCGTCCGTACCAGGATAGGGTGGGCCTGACCGACGCGGAACGGAACGCCGCGCTCGTCTATTCCCTCCGCCCGTTGCCGGCGCGTAAGCGGCGCCAGCGGCTCCCACCGTGCCCCATCTGGCGCTCGCTCCTGCTCGAAGTTTTCGGCAATGCCGCGCCGGGCGGTGTCGGCAATGATTTCTACTTCGCGGTTGGCGAGATTGCCCACGTCGGCCAACGCAGTCCACAGTGCAGTCCATTTAGCGTCTTGTTTCAGCTCTGCCTTTATTCGTATCTCGATCATTGCTCCCCGCCTTCACTTGCATTGCCTCTGGCATTTGCCGTATCGTCGCCGTGCCAGGCTGTCGCGCGTCAAGCTATAGCGTCACATAGACAAATCCACAGTACGCAAAAAGCAGACCACAACCACGCCAGGTCGCAGCCTGCTTCAATCCTCCAGTCCCATGTCGCGGCGCGTCAGTCTGTTCAGCCAGTTCAAGACCGCCGCGTCGTGGACAAACCACTCCGGCCAGTCCAGCACGCCGCCACTCCACAGCGGCACGAACACGTGTGGCGCCCCCATACTGCGCCAGAGCTTCCAGATCGCGAAACTTTCCTCCGGCCGCACGAGCGTCCACGTGTCGTCGTCCTCCAGAGAGTCTACATCCGCAGCTTCCTCCAGCGCAGCGTTGTAATCGATTAACCAGCCGCGAACGGCTACCCGGAGCTCGGCCTGCCTTTTTTTGCCGCCTGCTCCTCCTCGTCCGCCGACGCCGACGGAAGCCAGTGCGGATTCAATTCGTATACCGCCGCCTCCCAGGCGTCAACGAGCGAGTCAGGTAACTCGCTGAACGCAGCCACGTCGAGCTCGGAGACGTCTAGCCCCTTGGCCTCCACCACGCACGCGACCAAGTCGGGATAGACGACCCGGGCCAGCAGCACCGTGGCCAGCGCATCAACTGACGTGGTGTCACTATCCCCGTCGCCGGCCTCCTCGTCGAGCGCCCGCAGGTAGGCGTTGGCCTGACCTCGCAGTAACGCCCGCTTCATCCCGGTCATCGCCGTAGCCTCGGACACAACAATCGTGATCGTCGTGTCCGAGGATTCATACGTCACAGTGCGCGTTTGAAGAGCCATCAGCAGCTTGCGGTCTCGTAGAATGCGATGATCTTGTCGCCGCTCGCCGGGGCGGTCGAAAACGTGATTGACGATGTAGTGATCGTGACGCTGCTGGTCACGTCAGACGCGGTCTTGGTGGCCGCCACCCAATGGTACACTTTCACGGCGTCCGTTGACCGCGCCGTTTCGCTCAAATCGAATTCCGTCTCTGTCCCATCGCCCTCCCACGCCTCGAGCAACGGCGGCCCCTCGGAGATGCCACGAGCGAGCTGGGCCTCGGTGGCGCCTTCGGTTGTGTCCGAAAACGCAATCGCCCACGGCCACGCCGTCACCGTTTGCGGCACGACCATATAAGAGTTCTCGTCCGGATTGCCCTCCTCCATCGAGGCCGGCTTGGGGAAAACGATCGCGCTCGGCATCATCACCCACACCCAACGCCGTGCCCCTTTCGTCGCGCTGGACGGATCGGCGTCCTGCGCGGCGCGGTATGCCAGCAGACACACCTGAATCTCACAGCCCTGCTGATCCGTCTGGTGCAGCATCGCCTGCATCTCGCCGAGCGTGAACACCTCGACGTTGGTCAACAACGCATCGAGCTCCAGGTTGGTTTTGCCGGTCGTCAGCTCCGCCGTCACGCCCTCGGTCGCCGGTAGCATATCGATGTTGATCACCCGGTCGTCGCCGGTGTGCGTGATAGTCTGCGCGTCCGGAACGTTCAACGTCAGTGTCTTCGCCCCGCTTGCCGTTTTGCCGGTGTCGCCGGTGCTGCCGGCGGCGCCGACGAGTGGCAGGGAATTGGCGTCCAGCGGCAAAACCTGTACGTGCCGGAACCCCGCTCCAGTTGCGATTTTAGTTGTAGCCATCACAGCCTCCTTCTAATATACCTCTGCGCTGCCGTAACTCTCCAGCGCCCCCTCGAAATCAATACGCTCGTAATCCAGATTGTACTCCGTGAATCGCTCGTGTCCTGTCCGCGCCAGGTAGCGCACCATCACAACGTGCCGACCGCGTGTCAGCTGCACCGGCCTCGAGGCCAGCGCAGCCAGCACCGCATCGCGTGCGGCACGAATGCGGCCGTAACCACCACGGTCGCAGACATAGACACTAAAGCTCCCCTCTCGTTCGCCTGTTCCCCCCCGCTCACCTGTGTCCATCACGATGACCGTTAGCACCTGGTCGTTTCCCGAGTCACGACGCGCTCGCTGCGCGTCGTCCAGTGCCTGCGGATCGACGTTGCCCGATTCGATGATCCCATCTGCGCCGCCGACTACCGCGGCGCAGGCGGTGATGTCGTCACGCAACGTCGCCAGCGCCCACTCGGCCAGATCGCTGTACTCTGTCATCGCTAATCTCGCTCACCATCCGCAGCGCTAAATTCAGCAACGCATCCGCTTGCTCGTCATCCACCACCACGCTTCTGTCCGGCACCTCCACCGCCGCCGGCTCAATACCCTCGTCTTCCACCATCACGAACAGCGCCAGCGTGAGCGTCGCCATCAGTCCTCCGCCTCCGCCGGAGGCTTGATGACCGACTCTGGCTCCCCGCCGTCCGCCGCAGGCTCCTCCGACCTGACGGAGCGCCGCTTCCTGCTCGTCCGCACCGGATCAAACTCGATCCGGCACCGCTGGAACTGCTCCCGCCGGCAGGTCGTGACGCGCCCGATCAGCCGACGTCCAACCCGCACCTCCGCCACGCCAGGCGTGACCGGCCAGGGACGATAGCGCGAGGGGGTGATCAGGTAATCATCACCCATCTCACGCGGAACGAACCGGCATTTTTCAACTCCATTCTCGATGATCACAACCTCGTCCATCATTCACCTCCACCAACAACTGCCTACCGCCTGCTGTCTACTGCCTACTGAATGTGCCGCAACAGGATTTGACCCTCGTGCGGATACGCGGCCACGGACACCACCCGGTAGCGCCGGCCATCCGTCCACAGCTCATCGCCCTGCCTGACCACGCGGTCCATCGCCAGCTGCGCCGACACCAGCGCAACGTAAAATCCCGGACTGGCATCGCCCATTGCTCGCTGTACATCCGCGCTCATCACCGCGTTGTTCGCCACCGCGATGCGGCACTGGAAATCCGCCACCAGCTCGTCATCGCGGTACACCGTCGCGTGCGTGTAGCTGTCGCGTGTGATTGCACGAGCCCCGGCCGCCATCGCCGCCACCGGCAATCTGCTATGTGAGTGCAAGCTCATCCGCCAGCTCCTCGCTCTGCTCGATGAACGGCGCCATCGCCTCCTCACGCGCCTCGGTGTCGGCCAGCACGACCAAGAACGGAGCGCCGGCCTCGCGCCGCAGCTCGTCGAGCAGATCGAGCAGCGCCTGACGGGATGTAGTGCGGTCAACACTCTCCTGGCCGAGCTGATATTTGACAAAACGATCCGTGTCCGCCAACAGCCACCGAATCGCCCGCATCGCCGCCCGACGCACAGAGCCATCCTGCTCCAGTGCATCGTTCAGCTCGTCGTCACTGAACACCGTCCAGTCGTATGACGCCATCACCACCACGCCGGAAGCCGGCGCGGTTGCAAAATGCACCACGCCCGACTCCTCGGTGATCGTGTAATCCTGATCCCGCACCTGCACCAGAGCCGTGTCGCCGTCGCGCAATAGCAACACGTCCGAGCCGGGCACGACCGGGTACAACTGCATCCTGAACGCAGCCAACACGCCGTTGCCCACGCCCAGCCGCTCGTCAATCACCGAGCGGGGGCGATCCGCTATCGTCAGCCGCAGGCGCTCCAGATCGGTGAGCGACACGCATACACCTCCAGCTACTGCAACAGTGACGCTGTGACGCTGTATGTCACCGCATCCGCCGTCCCGTGTGCCACGGTGACGCGCCAGCAGTACGGCAACGGAAACCCGACCGCCACCTCGACGTCGGCGGCTGCGGCGGCGATGTCGGGATACAGGATATACGTGTGATGCCCGACCGCCGTCACAGCCGGCGCAGTCATCAGCGTGACGTACTCACCGAGCGGCGTTTTCCACTCCAGCGACAACGTCAAACTCGGCGAGCCGGTGATGGCGGTCACATCGAATGCGATTGCAACACCGCGAGAGTAGTGATTTTGTTGATCCCCGCTGCTGACGCTGCACGTGCGCTCGGCGCTCGACAACAACGTCACCTCGAAGTTGCCGGAAAACGCTACCGGCGAGCCACCGTAGATCACCTGTGCGACCGTCATCGCCTGTCCCCTCCCTACGCGCCGACAGTTACAATGCGGCGGTCGTTGCGCTGAGCCGCGTCACGCCGCCGCACACGCCGCTGCTCCCCGGCCGGCAGTGTGTCCAGCTCGCCGCACCGCTCGCGCCAGTGCTCACTGACAAACTGCCGACCACATTCGCCGCAAGTCGGAAACTGCTTCACCTTTGCGGCTGTCGGCTGAGGATCAAGCAGTGCGACGTGTCGGTGTTTAATCAGCAATGCGTCGTTCCGATGTCCGCCCAGGGCGAAGACCTGCCCGCGCCGCACCTGCAGCTCGGCGGTGTACGTGAAATCACGATTTGCGACAACGTATGTCTCGCCGCTCATCGTCAGTCCACCGCGTCAGATATAAACAGCCCGGCGTCGGTCGCCACGCCTTTCTGATCGAAGTACTGGAAGCCTTCGATCAGCTCCCCCTTGTCGCTGATCGGGTCCCGGCGGCGCTTGATGTAACGCGGGCCGCCGAACGCGGTACGCCACACAAACGTGTAGCCGGCTGACGGGGTGAACAGCGAGGGACGGCTGGCGACGTAGACCAACAGCGCATCGTCGTCCCACAGCGGAGTGTATGTCACGCCGGACTCCGCCGTTCCCTCCGGATCGTCGGTGTACAGCGACTGACCAATCAGCACCCGCTCCACACCAACCAGCTGTGCGATCAGGTTCGGAGACACCAGCGCCGGACTATCGGACGAACTGGAGTATTTGATCCGGTCGAGCAAGTTGGGGTGGTCGGCGAGCACGTCGAACGTCAGATCGCCGAGCACCAGCGTGTTGGGCGCCAATCCGCCGAGAGAGCGGCGCACAGTGCGCATCCACCCGCGCAGGTCAACAATCGGCGTCGAGGTTGCATAGGTTGACCACTTCGTGAAATCCGCACCTCCGGCCACATCTGTGCCCCACACCCCAGTCTTCCAAAAATCGGTCACGAACATACGTTCTGCTTTCAGCAGAAGCTTGTCGGTGACCCACATTGCACCGTCGCGCACGGCGTCAAACGGCTGGTCGGTGTTGTCGCGTCGGGCATCGCTGATGAAATGAGCGAAACCGTATTCGCGGCAGTAGTAAGTGTCGGACAGATCAACGTTGTACCCGGACACCGGGGGCGGTTCACGCTCCCCGAGCTCCTTGGCCTCGTCGCGGAACCACGCTGATTTAGTGAACTTCGGCACGATGTCGGAGCGTTTCTCGACCAACACGGCCGGGAAGATCTGCTCCGCGATGTAGTACTGATTTTTGTAGCCGACCGAGATGTTGGTCAGCAACTGATCGACGTGTACGTCGCCAGATCCTGGTTGTTCAGCTGGCATAGTTGCACCTCCTTCTTTGGTAACCGGCGATTACGCGGCGCGAGCGGGCGACACGCAGTTGACGACCGCCTCGATGATGTCGCCGGTGGCCGCAGCCGCCTCCAGCGCACGACCGCAGATGAACTCGGTCGTGTCCGTGCCGGCCGTCTTCTCGTCCGCCTGGCCATCGGCGGACGTACCGATCAGCCCGCCGGCCGTGATTGCACCGTCCGCCTCGACCTTCGTCGGTCCCAACACACAGACCTCCGCTGCCCTGCCGGTGGTTGGCTTGTTCTGCAACACACCGACCGGGATGTCGGTAGCGGCGG